GCGGAGCTTTGAAAACTGACTGGCGAACATCGATCACCGGTGGCCCGGTGATTGACAATCTCCGCCCACCCCATAACGACCCGCGACGTGGGGGGCTGGATAGTCAATGGCAGACGAGTGCGACTTGGGTATCCATGCAGTGGCGAACAGTGGAGTAATGACGCGGGCACGGCGACACCTGCCGGCATACGGCGAGAGCTAGAGCAAGGTGGTGTGGCACCCCGGAGAGACGGGGAGCTTTGAAAATCGACCTGTTGGCCGTCAAGGAAGAACATAAGTAGATCAATGCCTACCGAACAACCTGACTCAGCGGCGGCCACGAGCCGAGACGGTCTCGGCAGCGCACTGGGCCTTTGCACCGACAACGTGGCCGCCGCCGGCCCATGGAGGAACGCCATGATCACGATCGACGAGGCGGTCGAGCTGCTGGGCCGGATGGTGCGCGAGACCGGCTACCCGCTGGAGCTGCCGCGCATGCTGCGTGGCGGAGCGCGGCTGCATGACGTTATCGTTGGCCAGGGTCCGCTGCCTGACGATTACGAGCACACGGAGGAAATGGGCGACCATGAGCACCTACGATGAGCCCTGGTGGGCGAAGGACGATCCGTCCGACATCTCGGACGCGATCCACACCGCGCACGGTCAGGCGGTACTGGGCGATGGCTACGCGCCGGAGGACATCGATCGGATCGTGGCGTGCGTCAACGCCTGCCGGGAGATACCGACGGATTTCCTGGAGCGAGACTGTATTCGCCAACTTCTACTCGACGAGGCGCGGCGGAGATCGCTGTCAAGAATCATGGATGGCGCGGGCGGCGAGGCCGGCGAGTCCCTGCCGGACGAACTGCTGAGGGACATCGCGGCGGCGAGGGAGGCGGGGGCGAATGGCGGGGAAACCAAATGAAAAAAGGCACGCAACAAGAAATCGTTCCGCGTCAGCAATACTGCTGGCAGTGTGGCGGGAAACTGCACATCGGGGCGGTGGTGTATCTCGTGACGGGCAGCGAACACGTCCGGTGCCTTCTGTGCAGAGCGCAGAACAGCGGCGAGGTTCCGCCGCGCGTGGCGGTGTAGTGAACAACCAGCCCGCCGCCGCCGGGGAGTCCGGGCGCGATCGAGGCGGCGGGCGCTTTGAAACATTGGGCTTGGTGGCCATCGACAAGGGCCGCGACGTGGGGCTACGGGGCGTAACGGGCCTCCTACAAAACGCAGCCCCTCCCGCCGACTCGGTGAAGGGCGGCACTTTAGAGAGACGAATCGAGATGACATCTGACCAGTTGGCAGACCTGGAGCGCGAGGCGCTTGAGCTTGCACGAGAGGACAGTACGAAACACGAATTGCGTGTCGCACTGTGGCGTTTCGCCTCGGATGCGGCCAAGCTCCGCGGCATCCTGATTCTCGATGAGATCGAGGCGACAGCACGAGAACTCCGAAACAGGGCGACCAAACCATGACCGAGACCGTGACGACCAAGGAAGCCACGACCGCAACCGATCCGAAGTCGGCCACGAATTCGGGCATGGTCCTGCGGGCGCTGCTTAACGCCCAGGCCGAGATCGGGCCGGTGGGCAAGCATGGCCACAATGCCGGCCAGGGCTACGACTACCGGAAACTGGATGATGTCGTGGCGGCGTGTTCCGCGGCCCTCAAGAAGCACCGCGTCTTGTGCGTTCCTGAGGTGTTCGATCTGGTCCGCGAGGAGCGTCCGGGAAAGTCCGGCGGGGTCATGATCATCACGCTGCTCAAAGTGCACCATCGGTTCTGGGCCGAGGATGGGTCGTGCCAGACCGTCACGACGCCCGGGGAAGGGATGGACTACGGCGACAAATCGACGAACAAGGCGATGTCGGGAGCTTACAAGAACGCACTGTGCGAGCTGTTCGCCATCCCGGTGATCGGTGACGACAGCGAGGCCGACAACCCCGCTCCCGCCCCGAAGGCGCGGGCTGCCGAAGCCGGCCGGGCAGGCGGCTCGTATGTGACAAAGATTGAGGAGCGAGAGGGGACCAGCAAGACCGGCAAGCCCTATGTGCTGTACCAGATTTGGATCGACGACGTGGAGCACCGAACCTTCGACGGCGGCCTCGCGGCGAAGGCGCAGCAATACCTGGATGCCGGTGTAGCCGTCACGTACGAGGCCGTCCAGACGCAGTGGGGTCACGACCTGAAGTTCATCTCGGCGGCGGAATCGGCACCAGCCGGCAACGATCAATCGGCCCCCGCCAGAAATGTAGAATCGGCCCGGGCGGACAACCGGCCGGACGGGCCGGACCCGGACGCGCCCGTGACCCACATCGAGGCGTCCATCATGGGCGTCCGCGCTACGGTCCAGTCGTGGAAGGGCGGCAAGCGAACCGTCTACGTGGTCGAGACCAGCATGGGCACGTTCGGCTGCCTGGACGACAAGCTGGCGGCCGACCTGAAGAAATGCGTTGGCCGAACAGAGAACGTGGACAGTGGTGGCCAGGGCGAGCCGACCGAGGCGCCGGTCAACTGGACAATGGGGGTCGTGCCGTATCTCAATGGACAGGTCATCATCAGTATCGAGGAGGTGCCGTTCTGATGGCTACTTTGCTGGCAATATGTGACGAACTGAGGCAGATCGACGACCTGATCGCGCAGCATGATGGCGAGATCAGCGACCCGGAGATCGCCGGATTCATTGACGAGTGGTTGAGTGAGGCGAACCAGTCGCTTGACAGAAAGGCGGACGACTACGCCGCGTTGGTTCAGGAAATGACACTGCGTTCGCAGGCGCGGGCCGAAGAGGCCAAGCGGCTCCGGGTACTGGCCGAGATCGACGAGCGGGCGGCGCAGCACCTGAAGGACCGTCTGAGATGGGCAATGGAGCAGCGCGGCATCAAGCGGATCGACACGGACCGATACCGCATAACGGTTGCGGGTAACGGCGGAAAGGTGCCGATGGAGCTGGACGAAAGTCGAGTCCCGCCCGACTACACCATTCAGCCGCCTCCCGTGCCGGACAAAGAACGGATCAGGGCCGACCTGGAGAGCGGACTGTCGCTGCCGTTCGCCCGACTCGGCGAACGCGGCACACACCTGAGAATAAAATGAGATTTTGGTTGACAGGCAGTGCCGTCCCTGGCACAATGAGACGCGACGACCCCACGGGGCTTCGGCGTTCCCTCGTCAAGCCCCTGGCGGTCGTCGTTTGAGGGAACGCAGTGCACTTCGCCATCAATCAGCACGGACGATCACTTCGGAACGGAGTCCAGGCCCATGCCGCAGGAAGAACTTGCACTCACCGATCCTGAAGCAACCAAACTTGCCGAACTCGAATCGCAGATCGAGGCCGGAACCATGCAGGTCGGGCGGGCGCTGGTCACGATTCGCGATAACCGGCTGTACCGGGCTGAGCACCGCTCATTCGAGGCCTACATGAAGGATCGGTGGGGGTACGGGAAGTCTCACGGCTACAGGCTGATCTCGGCGGTCGAGGTTTCGAGTAGGAATGTTAAGATAGGTAAGAAGAAAGATGTTAAGATAGGTAAAAAGTGTCCCATAATGGGGGACATTTCTTACCTATCTTCACATTCCGAATCTTACCCATCTTCACATAAGGTCTCGAATGAGCGGCAGGCCCGCGCGTTGGGCGAGTTGCCGCAGGACGAGCAGCCGGACGCATGGCTGGAGATCCAGGAGCGGGCCAAGGAAGAGGGGCGGCCGATCTCGGCCAAGCTGATCAGCGAGGTGGTGGAGCGAAGGATGGCCGATGCGGCTGGCGAGGCTGGTTCGGATCCCGCCGAACCCGAGGTTGCGGGAGATGACCCCGGACTTCCGGACGAGCCCGTGCTGAGCGCAGACGAACTGGGCAACGCCATAACGGACCTGCGGATCGCGGACGTGTTTCTGCGGTCTCAGGAGCTGCGCGACCTGATGGCCGCCATCGCGACCGCCAAGCGGTCCGTCAAGGCCCTGGAGGGCGACCCGCTCGCGGCCTACCTGCACCTGAACCACATCGAGAAGGACTTGGCGAACGCCTGGAAGGGGATCAAGTTTGGTCTGCCGTACGCCCTGTGTCCGCCCGGCGTGACGGGCGAGTACACCAAGATCGGATGGCTTCCGAAAGAGCATTACGACAGGATCGCGGCCGACAGGAAGTCTGCATGAGCGCCGTTACGCAACCCACCCTCTGGCACCCAGAGCTGCCTACCCGACGGCCCGAGATCGTGCTTCGGCCCTATCAGGCCGCGGCGCTCGAGAGCGTGTTCGAGAAGTGGGCTGGTGGCTCAACGTCCGTTCTGGTCGTGCTTCCGACCGGTGTGGGAAAGACGATCCTGTTCGCAAAGGTGATTGCTCGTATGGGTTCGGGGAGGACGATGGTTCTGGCCCACCGCGAGAAGCTGATCCGGCAGGCGGCGGACAAGATCGAGCGCGTCACGGGTATCGAGCCCGATATCGAGATGGGGTCCCAGTGGGCAAACGAAAGCCGACACGCCCGGTCCAGCGTCGTGGTCGGCAGTGCTCAGACGCAGGTTTCGGGCGATGGCCAGAACGGCCGCATGGCGCGGTTCAACCCTCACGACTTCGGCCTGCTGATTATTGATGAGGCGCATCACGCCACCTCCCCCACCTACGGGCGGATCATTCGTCACTACCGCCAGAACCCGAATCTTAAGGTGCTGGGCGTGACCGCGACGCCCGACCGGGCGGACGAGGTGTCGCTGGGCAAGGTGTTCGACGACTTCACCGAACCCTACGAGATAAACGAAGCCATCGAGGACGGATGGCTGGTCCCGATCAAGGAATCCCCGATAAGGCTGGACGACCTGGATCTGTCCCACGTAAAGGCCAACGCCCGCGACCTGAACGAGTCCGAAGTCGACGAGATTATGCAGGAAGGCGGCGTGGTGCATGGCGTGGCGTATGCGACATACGAGCTGAGTGGCGGGCGCAAAACCCTGCTGTTCGCCACGTCCGTCGCGCATGCCAGCAAGCTGGTCGAGATACTGAATCGGTACGAGAGCGACTGTGCGCGACTGGTCCACGGAAAGACCCCGTCCGACGATCGGCGGGAGCTGTTTCGCGATTACTCCGACGGCCGGTTTCGATTTTTGGTTAATGTCGGCGTCACGACCGAGGGGTTTGACGAGCCCACCATCGGCGTTGTTTCCGTTGCGCGGCCGACGAAAAGTCGCGCCCTTTATTCGCAAATGGTGGGGCGCGGAACTCGCCCGCTGGATGGCGTGGTGGACCCGTATCCTGACGCGGCCGATCGACGGTCCGCCATCGCGCGCTCGGACAAGCCGTTCATGCAGGTCATTGATTTCATGGGCAACGCCGGAAAGCACAAGCTCATGTCGGTGGCGGACATCCTGGGGGGACGGTACGACGACGACGTGGTGGAGTCGGCAAAACGAACGATCGAACGCAAGGCCGATGGCGTGCCGGCCGACGTAGCGGCCGAGCTGGAGGCCGCCAAGGCCGAAAAGCATCGCCGGTTCGAGGAAGAACGGGAACGGCGCAGGAAGCTTGTCGTTTCGGTTCGGTACAGCGTCGGGACCAGCGACCCGTTCGACCTGCTCGATATCGAGCCGGAGCGCGAACGCGGATGGCACCGCGGACGTTTGCCAACCGTTAAACAGGCGGAGTTCCTCGAAAAGACCGGGATCAAGACGAACAACATGTCATTCACGCAGGCCAGCCAGCTCATCGGCGAGATCATCAAACGGCGAAAGAGCGACATGGCCAGTATGGGCCAGGTGCGGTGTCTGGCGAGGTTCGGCGTAGACGGCTCCCAGCTCAAGTTCAAGGCCGCCAGCAATTTGATTGACGAGATCAAGCGTAACGGCTGGCGACTGCCGGATGGGGTGCTGGAATGAGCAAGTCCGATTGGCGGCGAGTGACGAAGCGGGCACCGTGCCCCGTCTGCGGCCGGCACGACTGGTGCTTGGTCGGGCGGGACGGCAAGGACGCGATTTGTCCGCGGGTCAGCGAGGGGGCCAATCGGGAGGTCGAGGGCGCTGGCTGGCTGCACAAGCTGCGGGACGTTCTGCCCGCCGCCGCCATACCGCCCCCATTGCCGCCAGTACCGGATATAGACATGGCGCCGCTCATGGCTGGATACCGAAAGGCCATGACGGCGAGAAGGATGCGGGCGATCTGTAGCAGGACTGGACTTAATCACCAGTGCCTTAATAGATTCGGGATCGGATGGTACGAGGAGCGGAACGTCTATGCGTTCCCGATGGTGGACGAGCATCGAAAGGTGATTGGCATCCGTCTGAGAAGTATCGACGGCGCCAAGTGGGCCGTTCCGGGCAGCCGGAACGGCCTGTTTATCCCGTTCGGCCTGCTGAGCTTCCCGCTCTGGATTTGCGAGGGTCCGACCGACGCCGCGGCGCTTATCATGTTGGGCCTGCCGGCGATCGGTCGCCCGAGCTGCAACGGCGGGTCGCCGATGATCAGGAGAATGCTGGCCGACCGTCACGGATCGGTCGTGATCATGGCCGACCGGGACTTTCCTGGAATTGACGGGGCGCGCCGACTACAGGGTCGGCTCGCGCCACGAAAAGTGTTCGTCGTTCAGCCGCCCTGGCCGCATAAAGATGCCCGTGCATGGGTTAACGCCGGTGCGGTGCTGGACGACCTACTGGGTCTCGTGGACCCGACAATCAGTGCCGCCTCTGTGCGCGGCAGAGAGGGCTGCGGCCCGGCACAGACGCAGGCGCCGCCCGGCGCGGTAGGGGCGGCAGGTTCCGGCCACTTGAAGGCCGGAGAGGGGGCGCCCGGGTGTTGTGCGACGCCCTGCCCGGCCCGGCCATGACCCGCACAGGCGGATAGCCGGATCAGTCGCGTCCCCGAGGGAGCTAACCCAGTACGCCCGCCAAACGGCGCACGTGCTGGGGAGTGGAATGCTTTAGAAGTATTCTACTAACTCCGACAGGGGTGCGGTGCGCGCGGGCGGAATCGTGTTGGTTAAGAACGGTTTGTTCGTCGTGTTTGTCATGAGAAGACTGGAGATCATGTCATGATGAAACAGGTGATGGTGTGCGACGTGTACGGAACGACGAGGGGTGTTAGGCATGTGAAGGTGATTATACAGGGAGGGGATGCGGTTCAGGAGTTGGAGCAGGAGTGGGTGGGCGATTTGTCGGAGCGAGCGATTGAGCGACTATGTGGGTTCGTCGCTCGCGGGATGAGTAAGCCTGGCCGGCCAGCCCCGGACGAGGCACCGGTGTTGCCGTACGGGGCGCCGGCTGACCACTCGCCATTCGATGACAATCAGGACCATGAGCCCGTAGGGTCTGAGGGTTCGGCGGACAATGGCTCGGCGGCCGAGGTTGCGGATGACCAGCACGAGTCCCCGACGACTCCAATCATCCCCATCGGATCGATCGACGCCCTCGAAAAGGGTGTCGAGTTCCGCACGACAGGTCGCGTGACGGCCATCAGGAAGGCCGGCAGGGAAATCGAGATCGCCTACGGCGCCACGTCCCGCCGGTTCGACTGGGGAGGCGATGATGCGCTTCCGCGTTTAACGCAACCCGTCATGCTGGCGGCGCAGGCACTTGGCGTTGTCCGCGGTGCCCCACGATTCCTCGCCAAGTCGTGGTCGGCCCGGCCCGAGGAGAAAGCGTAACGATGGCAACCGACGACACGATCGACGCCGCCGACTTCGCGGCCCTCCAGGGCCGATCCGGGAAGCGCGGAAAATCAAGCCCAACGATGCGTCTCACGCTCGACAAGCTCAAGGCGGACGGGTGGCTGGCCGAAGTGACCGAACAGTGGGTTCGGGGAGCGAACAGAAAGAGGGACCACCTCGGATTTATCGACGTGCTGGCGTATCACCCGACCGAGGGCACGCTGGCGATCCAGGCCACCACGACGGCGAAGCAGGAGAATCGCACGAGGAAGATCGTTCAGACGTGTGCCCACAAGGCCAAGACGTTTCTGCTGGCGGGTTGTGGGCACCACGCGATCGAGGTGTGGGGCTGGCGGATGTCGAGCGTCGATGCGCAGTGGCATCTGACGCGGACACGGATCATGCTGGACGAGCTGAGGTAGTCGTTATGGGTGTCTCGCTGGCAGTGCTGAACATGACCATGCCCGTACCGTGCGACGGGTGTACGGCCTGCTGTCGCGACGGCATGCTGGTCTACATCGATCCCGAGGATGACCCGATGGCGGAGTACGAGACGACCATGGAGCCCAGCGGTCGCGCCCATCTGAAGCACCGGCCGAACGGAGATTGCCTATACCTCGATCGAAAGCGCGGATGCACAATCCACGATCGACGACCGCTGATGTGTCGGGCCTACGACTGTCGGGATGCGCTGCGGCTGATGCGGTCGGCGGGGCTGTCGGACCTGACGATTCTGGCCGCTGAACACATGAGCCGGGACATCTACGACGCCGCAACGCGACTGATGAGACGAGCCAAGGCGCGACGAAGCGCACGAGGAGCGGTGCGATGAATACTATTAAGATCAAAATACTGGTCGGTGTGAACGAGGCCGGCTTGGTGTTCGTGGCGTTTGACCACGATGCAGAAAAAAACGAGAAAGAGCTTCGCGGGGAGGTACTTGATTGGCTTGAGGGCGAGGTCCGTTTCTCGTGGGTGACGGCCGAGGTGCCGCTACCCGAGGCCCCCGAGACAGACACGATCGAGGGCAAGGTGACCGATGCGTGACGCAGACAACAACGAAATCCGTGAGGGCGATACACTGATCCGCGCCTCGACCGGCCGGCTGGGTTACGCGAAGCGGATCGTGAACGACTCTCGCGGCGGCGAGATCATCACGGTCGAGGAGCGAGATTACCGCGGGAGCGGCTGGCGGACGGGCTCGACGTATTCGCAGGTCAATTTCATGAAGTCGTCGTGGAGAAAGCAGCAAATATCATGACCGACACAACCCCACCACCGAAACCATTGGGCAGCAAGGCTTACGGATCAATTCCACACCTGCCCGGAAGTAGGCGCGGACCCGGGGACCACGGCATCCACGAAGGGCAAGCCCGCATCTGTCTGGAGCGGACCCGGGACAAACACGACTGGATAGAGGTCACGGAGAAGCTTGACGGCTCGTGCGTCTCGGTAGCGCGAATCGACGGGACGATCGTTCCGTTGATTCGCGCCGGCTATCCGGCGGTCACGTCGAAGTACGAGCAGCACCGCCTGTTTGCCGAATGGGTGTTCGGATGTGTGGAGCGGTTCGACTTCCTGCCCGATGGGCATCGGGTGGTGGACGAGTGGCTTGCCCAAGCCCACGGTACGCGATACCGCATGACATGCGACTCTGTTCCGTTCGTGGCGTTCGATGTGATGGTCGGTGCGCGGCGACTTGGCGTCATGGATGCGGCGGCGATGATAAAAGGCTACTTGAAAATGCCGGCAGTTCTGCATGCTGGTCCAGAATCATGCTCGATCGACAGGGCGATCGAGTTGCTCGGGGCCTATGGGCGCCACGGCGCGGACGACCCAGTCGAGGGTGCGGTCTGGCGGGTAGAGCGGAAGGGCGTATTTGATTTCATCGCGAAGTATGTGCGCCCCGACAAGGCGGACGGATGCTACCTGCCAGAGCTGAGCGGGGAACTGTCGATCTGGAATTGGCATCCGCGCTACTGTACGTGGGACGGTGGCGGAGGACGTGGACGATGACGACGCTCCGAGTCGGCGACATCCTGCGACGGCCGATGCTGGGCTACGGGTCAGCGACCTACGTGGTAATCGACCTGAGTGACGGGGGCGAGATGGTGACGCTGGAGCTGAAGGATGCCGATGATCGCGTCCGGCCCCTGTTGGCGGATCACGTGTATCTGCCCGTGAGCGAAGCGGCCCACTGGACCAGGGTGCCGGCAGTGTGGGACGGCGGCGGTAAGATTGTGATGGAGGGGGACGCGGTGCGTAATGTGCGCGATCTGGTTGGGACGGTGGTGCTGTCGCATGCTCCCCTTGTGGGGTTGCGTGTGTCGATCACGCTGTCGTCCGGCAGGCTGTATCGCGAGACCTACACGGTGGACGAGTTCCGGTTCTCTACGTGGAGGAGGATGTTGTGACGACGAAGAAACGGACAAAGGCGAAGGCGAAGAACAAAAGATGGCTGTGCCGGAGCAATAACAACAGAGAAAAGAGTCAATGCTGGTACGTGCTATATGTCGGCCAGAAGCCCGCCCGAGACCGGCACTACGACTTCTTTAACAATCTTTGGATGTCAACTGACCCACGGGGGCTCAAAATGTCGCACATGCACCCAGCGTTTGTCCGGTCGATGGGCTGGCCGGCGCTGAGGCCCGGCGAGGGGCCAGTGGAGGTGCGGTGATGAGCTATGTGACTAGTTGCGTAGGTTGCGGCAAGCAGGTTCATCCGTCGGAGATGGAGTGTGTCCCGGCGTGCGATGAGTGTGCCGTCGCGATCCGCACTGCAGTGGCGTCGCTGCGCAGTGTGGCCGACCGGATCACGTCCGAAGCCGCACGCGCTGACGATGCCAGCCCGGCCCCCGGAATGATGCGCTTCAACTTGCCGGCGATCGGCTCGCTCTGGGCCGAAAAAGACGGGAATCGTATGCACGTGTGTTCGGTCCACGTATCCGATGTGATCGGTGGCGGATTGATATATTGGAGGCGTGGTCGCCACGAAGAGATACACTCGACGCCCTTGACGATCTGGGCCGATAAGGCGACCTACGTCCCGGAGGATTCGGAGGCTCGATCATGAAACATTGGACCGACCAATACCCCAGCGCCTGCAAGGCCGGTCTTGACGAGGCGAGGAAGTACGACACGCCGCAGGCGTGGTGGGACGCTACGCAGCGGGGCGACTGGATGCTCTGGTTCTGGAGTCAGCATATCGGCGAGCCGATGAGCGATTCACGGCGCCCGCTCGTGCTTGCCACCGCGGAGTGTGCACGAATCGAGCTGCCGATTTTCGAGTCCCGTTATCCGGGCGATCGCGCTGCCCGCCACGCCATCGAGACGGCGGAACGATGGGGTAGGGGTGAGGTCGTCACGGTAGACGAATTGAAGTCTGCTGCTGCTGGTCGTTATGTTGCTGCTGCTGGTCATTATGTTGCTGCTTCTGTTGCTGCTGCTTCTGCTTATACTTATTATGTTGCTGCTCATGCTGCTGCAAGCGTCTCGTTTCGCTGTGCCGAGATTGTGCGACGGCATTCGCCCGTGGTGCCTGGAGGTGTGGCATGCTCTGTTTGATTGTGCTGGCGAGTTTGACCGGTCCGGCCCCCGACCGCCCCTGGCTGGCGGACGCCGACGCCCTGATCCCGACTCCGCACGTGCGGCTCGGACGGGCCGGGGTGGCGAGCCACGTCCCGGAGAATTCGGAGAATCGATCGTGACGCAGCTCGTGCTCAGCCTGTTCCCTGGAATCGGCATGCTCGACTCGGCGTTCGAGCAAGAGGGCTTCTGCGTCGTGCGCGGCCCCGACGTATTGTGGGGCGGCGACATCCGACGATTCCATCCGCCCGCCGGCCGGTTCGACGGCGTGATCGGCGGCCCGCCGTGCCAAGCGTTCAGCCGACTCGCCCACATGGTGCGGCACAACGGCTACGAACCAAAGTTCGGCAACCTGATCCCTGAGTTCGAGCGGTGCGTTCAGGAAGCGGCGCCGGCGTGGTTTCTGATGGAGGAGGTCCCAGACGCGCCGGTTCCGGTCGTGCATGGTTACGGAGTGTGGTCGTGCACGCTGAACAATCGACAGCTCGGCGAGGCTCAGAACCGAGTCAGGCGCTGGTCATTCGGATGGCGCGGTGGGCGGCGTGCGCTGCTGATCGAGACTGTGGCGCTGGAGCCATTCGGCTATGAGTACGCCGCGACGGGCGGGTCGGCGACCCCCATAAAGATCGGCGGATCAGGAAAGCAGAAACAATTTCGGGACGGCAAGGGCCGAATGCCGTGGAATGCGAAGAGTCGCACTGCGTTCCGTGAGCTGTGCGCGAAACAGGGGCTCGGCGACGACTTCGATTTGCCGCCGTTCACTGTTTCAGCGAAGTGCAAGGCTGTAGGTAACGGAGTTCCGTTCGCGATGGGCCGCGCGATGGCGAAGGCTGTCCGGCGAGCGTTGGAGGTTTGATGATGCTTGCGACCATGATGCTACTGGCCGCCCTGCCGGCCCCGGACCGCCCGTGGCTCGCCGACGCCGACCGGATGATCCCGACGCCGTACGTGCGGCTGGGACGGGCCGGGATCCTGGAGCTTGCCCGCGTGCGGGCACAGTGGCCGTACGTGACGCCAGAGATCACGTGGATCGACTACTGGATCGACGGCTCGCACGAGCGCCGCCCCGTGTTTGCCTGGCACTTCCACGTGCCGGGCGTGACCTACATCGAGTTCCCCGGACCATTGAACAGCCGCCCGATCGTCTACCGCTGTGGGCACGATCACAGGTGGGTGCTGGCACAGTACGGCAACGGCGACGTGTACCACACCTGCACCGGGTGCCAGCACGCATGGATTCTACGCCGGTGCCCGCCATTCGATGTCATGGGCGACGAACGGTGCTGGATGCCGGAGGGCGACGGCGAGCCGGACCCGGATCAGCAAGAGGAGCCACCATGTGAATGTGACGGAAAGCTCGACCTGAACGATTTCGCGTGGTGGCAGCGAACGCATCCCGAGCGGATGCCCGAGGTGATCGAGGCGATGAGGGCCAAGCGATGAACGAAGCGGTGAAGCTCTACGTTGCGAGCAGCTGGCGGAACGAACGCCAACCAGAGGTCGTGAAAAGTCTGCGCGACGACGGGTTCCAGGTCTACGACTTCCGCCACCCGAAACCGGGCGACGGGGGGTTCCATTGGTCCACGATCGACCCCGAATGGAAATCATGGACCCCTGATCAGTTCAGGACGGAGTTGCAGGAGCACACGCTGTGCTACTTCGGTTTCATGAACGACTTTGAGGCGATGCAATGGGCCGACGCCTGCGTTCTCGTTATGCCGTGTGGAAGATCGGCCCACCTGGAAGCCGGATACTTCGTCGGGGCTGGCAAGCCACTGTACATCTTGTTGTCGGACGGCGAACCTGAACTGATGTATCGCATGGCATGGGAGACAGGTGGCACGATTTGCGTAGAGCTGTCTGAACTGTTGCAGGCGATGAGGGCGAAGCGATGAGACTGGACATCTACGTCTATCAGACTGCCATACAATGGTGGGCTGGCGTCAGTTGGGGCGGGAACAAACTGTTCGGTCTTGAGATCAACGGTAGCTCCCGCGCGGAAGCACTCGATTCGCTGTCCGACAAGTTGCGGTGGCTGTCGAATCGGGCCAAAGAGAAGAAGATAGAGGAGTAGATGATGGCAATCAAGAAGCGTCGCAAGGATCGGTTCGTATGGGCCGTTGGTGGGGACGGTTGGGGCATACTCGATAGACAGAAGGGGGAGTTTGTTCTTATGGGAGAACATCGTACTCATTACGGTTGCGAACTTTGCCGAATCCTCAACGTCGGCGATCGGGTGCGGGCGGCGGCGGAGCGGACGAGGGCGAAGCGATGACGATCAGAATCTACAGTTACCGGTCCGACAGCCCGCCGGGCATCTGGCGTGCCGGCCTGTCCTACAGCGAACACACTGATGATGAACTGGCTGGTAGTCACCCGGCCTTCCAGGAAGTGTTTATGATGTGTAGCGGCGAGTCCCAGTCGGAAGCGCTCTACAGACTGGTAGACTACCTGAGAGACTTGCAGAACAGAGCAATCGCTCAGGCGCAGGCGGCGGCGGCGGCGGAGCGGAAGAGGGTGCAACGATGACGCTGGATCAAGCCAAGAATCTGAATATCTACGCCTACGAGTCCGCGTGTCAGCCCGGTCTGTGGCTGGCCGGCGTGAGTCAGGACAAGGTGCAGGACGGCGAAAGGCCGAGGCCCACGACGAAGCTGCTGACCAGGGAGATGGAGGGAGCGTCCCGCGCGGAAGCGCTTCGGTCGCTGGCCGATGTACTCGGGCGGCTGGGGGAGCTGGCCGGCACGATGTCGGCCAAGGCGATGAGGGCGAAACGATGAAGCTCGAAATCTACGTCTACGAGTCCGCTAGAGAGCCCGGACTTTGGCGGGCCGGCATGCATTGTGGTCGGGATTCCGGTGAGTTGATCTCGGCCGGTGAGTTGATCTCGGATCGACATTTCAGCATTGAGCCCCTTGTATCGACGGGGATATCACGCGCGGATGCGCTCCGCGGGCTGGCCGACAGACTTAGGTTATGGGCGGATCACGCCGAAAATGTGGCGAAGGAGTAGGCGATGGAAATGATGGTGCCGAAAATCTACGTCTACGAATCCGCCGCTGCGCCCGGCATGTGGTGGGCCGGCGTGAGCTACGGTTCGGAGCACGACGAGCCGGCCCCGACTCCCGACGTGCGGATCATCGTGCTGGAGCAAAGCGGCGATTCCCGAAGAGAGGCGCTCGAGTCGATGGCCGACACGCTGCGGTGGCTGTCAGATACGGCCGCCGAGAAGGCGAGAAAGGGGTATCCGTGAAGCTGTTTCTGACTCGACTACGGGCGTTCTGGCGCGTGCTATGGGGCTACTGCCCGGCCTGCAACAGCGACGCTCCCCGGATCGACACCTGCGCATGCTGTTGCGGGTATCGGCGTCCGTGGCCGCCCACGTGGGGCTTGCGCATGGAGTGGCTGGCGAGGATGGAACGCAACCGCGAGGCTGCGGAGTGGCATGCGAAACTTGAGCGAAATCGCAAGAGACTGGATCGCGCTAAGGAGACGATGATGAGCGAACCAACGTACGACGAGAAGAAGGATCAGGTCGTGCAGTCTGTGATCGGCATGTTCAAGATGCTCACAGAAGGCATGACGAGCACTGAGCAGGTCGGCTGCCGAGACGCCGTGATTTATTGGCTCGGCAAAGCAGTCGGCGAAGGTCGGGCCATCCCAGATAATCCCCTGGACAAAGAGCTTCGCGAAGTCAGAGAAGTTCTGGCAAAGGCTATGGAACGATTGGATGATGGTTCGGCGTGGGCAGACGATTCAGATGAATTCCGACACATGTGCGACGTGTCGGGATACGTGAGGCGATGAGGGCAAAGCGATGAGACTGGAAATCTACGTCTACGAATCCCCCAGTGCGCCCGGCCTGTGGTGGGCCGGTGTGAGCTATGGCGCTGAACCCGGCGCGACGATGCCGGACTACTCTGCCCGCCTTGGCGGTTTGGAGACAGACGGAATGTCTCGCTCGGAAGCGCTCGAGTCGCTGTCCGACACGTTGCGTTGGCTGTCGAATCTGGCCAAAGAGAAGAAGATAGAGGACACGGAAGGTGATGGTTGAGATCGGCGAGCTGAAGCGCCTGATCCGGTTCTACGAGCGTCGCGGATGGGACCCGTCTGTCGCGATAGAGTTCTTCGTGCGCAAGGCGAATCGCTCGCTTCCCTGGCAGGAGCGACAGACGTACTTTGCCCGATCACGACTTCGAGGCGTCGGCAGGCCACGGGAGACAGCCAATGGCTAAACGACCGACCACCAAGGCGAGCAAGCCCGAAGCCGACAGGTCGCGCTTGGGTAGGTGTGATTCCTGTGGACAACTCCCCCCGAACTATGCCCCGCGTTTGTACGAGTGCCCGGAATGTGCGCGACGATGCTGCGTCAACTGTCGCGCCGGAATGAACCAGATGTGTCTCGACTGCGAGAACGCCGAGACCGACGACGAATAAATGGGCTCGCGATGACGAGATACGTCCTGATCGTGCTGGCGGCCCTGGCCGGCTGCCGCGCTGACCGGCCTGTCTACAACGCGGCCGAGCAGTACGTCCGATCGTACATGAGCGCACGAACGAGGTGTGGTTATGGCGGCCGAAGTTGATTTGCTCACGGTTGTGCCGATGACAATTGCTCGCGCCAAGACTGTTTGTGCCCGCTGGCACCGCCACAATAAGGCACCACAATCCGGGTTGTTCGCCGTGGGTGCGAACAGTGGTGATGAGTTGGTGGGAATCGCGATTGTCGGTAGACCAAGTGCCAGGGCGCTACAGGATGGAGTAACATGCGAGATTACGCGGGTGGCCACTAACGGGTGCCGCAATGCGTGTTCGCTACTCTACGGCGCATGCTGTCGGGCCGCTCGCGCTCTCGGATACAAAAGAATTGTGACCTACACACTCCAATCGGAGTCGGGGGTATCGTTACGAGCTTCTGGGTTCCAGGAGGATGCGAGATTGGATGCTCGGCCTACCTGGAGCACGCAAAGTCGTCCAAGAGTTCAGACGAATTTATTCGGCGAAGAACAACGGCCTTCTGGTCCAAAGATTAGATGGGTAAAAAAATGGGGGTGGGCACAACCATGAACCGCGCCGCCCCGATCCTACTGCTGCTGGCCGCATGCAACGGACCCCAGCCGGCCTACAACGCGGCCGAGCAGCACGTCCGGCAGTACGGCCAGCTCCCGCCCGACCTGTGCGACGAAACGGAACGCTGGATCGACCTGTACTGCCGCGCCCACGGTCTGGCGGAGCGCGACATCTGCCCCGTGCCGGCCGCGCTGGATCCACGGATCGCGACGCTGGGCAAGCTCAGCCTGCGTGTGGGCGGTCCCAGCCCCTACTTCGTGCTGGGCGGCACGCTGCTGCTCAGTCCCGGCCAGCTCGGCCACGAGCGGGGGCCTGGGTGCCGCGAGTGCCTTGACCGAAGCCCCGCCGGCGTGGCGGCGATGTGCCACGAGGTGTGGCACGTCGTGCAGGAGCGGGAGGGGGTCGCGATGCCGCCGCTGCGGGACTGGGCGGCGGGGCGCGGGCATCTGCATCCGTTCGAGCAGGACGCGATTGCGATTCAGCGGTGGGTGTTGGAGCGCGCTGGGGGTGGTTTGTGAGCCTCTATTATGACAATGCCGGGATCACGATTTACCACGGCGATGCCCGCGAGGTGTTGCCGGCGCTGGAGCGGGATTCGATCGACCTCGTACTTACGGACCCGCCGTATCAGTCTCTTGATGTCGATGTTAGTTGGGGAAGCACGACAAGACTGGTTTCACGCGACAGATTCAACGGGAAGCGATTGGCCGCTGCCGATGGCATGCCGTGGTTCGGAACCATGTCGTTTGACGATCTTGATTTCGTTTGGGCGGAGTGCCGAAAACTGCTGCGCAACACCGGTGCACTTTACGTATTCACTGATGTTAAGAGCGGGATTGAGATAAACTACAGGTTGCGTCCGCGCAATGTGATCGTGTGGGACAAACAGAAGATTGGAATGGGTTACGCATGGAGACGCACGCACGAATGGATTGCCTACTGCCCGAACCAGAAACACAAGCTGCGGTGTTTGGAAATGGGGGATATTGTCCGTGCATCTGGCATATCCAAGAAGGTGCATCCGACAGAAAAACCACCATCGGTATGTTCGCCGATAATCCGTAACTCATCTGATTCTGGTGCGAGAGTGTTGGACCCGTTCATGGGTGTTGGCTCGATATTGATTGCGGCTAAATTGTTGGGGCGTTCCGGGATCGGCATCGAGATCGAAGAGCGCTACTGCGAGATCGCGGCCCGGCGACTCGCCCAGGACGTGCTGCCGTTCAGCCCGCCGCCCGCCGCGCCCGCAGAGACGCAATCCATGATGTACGAAGAGGAGGCGACACAATGAGACCGACCGGCGATTGGGCATGGGCGAGGAGCACAGATTCCGAGGACTGGCACGGACGATTCCGCACCAAACACGAGGCCGTCGAGGCGGCCCACCAGGAGGGGCCGGGCGAGGTCTGGCTCGATCAGGTGGTGGAGGTCGAGGTGGCGGACATCCGACGCGGGCTGGGTCACGCGGTGCTCGATCACGTCGCGATGAGACTGGACGACTGCCTCACGTATCACCATTTCGATGTCGAGGCGACGCAAGAGCTGGATGTTCTGCTATCCGAGTCGCTGGTTGGGTGGTTGCGTAGCGTCGGCGAATGGCCGCTGAAGGACTGGACGGTCGCGCGTTCGGCGGAGAGGGCGTGATGCCGATCAGACGAGGGCCACGCCCCACGACCGAATGCCGACAGTGCGGGCGGTCCACACCCAACACGACCATCGGGCTCTGCCACCGGTGCCACGCGGCGGAACGCCCAGCGATCGAATGGGATGCGGTCGTATCGAGCCTGAGCGGCACTCACGAGACCCGCATTTGTGAGCACTGCGGGGGGCGGTTCGTGCTGGCGCACGGCGGGGCGGTGTTCGGGCAGCATGCTTTTTGCCCGTCCTGTGAGTCGTGGGGGACGCGGGCGGTGGTGCTGCCGGCGGTGCAGGACCCCCCGGCGTGACCATTCGTCCGGCGGCGGGCCGCAGACCCACTGGAAGTCGCAGAGCATCCCCGTCTGCGCACGGGCTGAGACCCAAGGACAATAAGTATGCGGCCCCGGGGCGACTCGTCGCAGAGTATTGCCGTCTGCGCACGGGCTGAGACTGACGGGGTCGAAGGGATCGCCCCCAACCGTGCCGGTCGCAGAGTATTGCCGTCTGCGCACGGGCCGAGACCAAGAGACAATGGATACGCGGCCCCGGCCCGACTCGTCGCAGAGTATCCCCGCCTGCGCACGGGCTGAGACTGCCAGCAGCTTGAATTGGATGGAATTGCTGGAAGGCGTCGCAGAGCATCCCCGTCTGCGCACGGGCTGAGACTGCCAGCAGCTTGAATTGGATGGAATTGCTGGAAGGCGTCGCAGAGCATCCCCGTCTGCGCACGGGCCGAGACGAGACGACGAAGCGCCGGAGAGCAGGGCTTTGGCCGTCGCAGAGTATCCCCGCCTGCGCACGGGCTGAGACGACCGACCAGGCGTCGCAGGGTATTCCCGCCTGCGCACGGGCCGAGACGCAGCAGATACCGTGGAACGAATCGCGCTGAGTGCGTCGCAGAGCAAACCCGTCTGCGCACGGGCCGAGACCAGACGGGGATACTCTGCGACACCTGCGAATCGTCGGTCGCAGGGTATCCCCGCCTGCGCACGGGCTGAGACGTTCACCTTGAAGATCGACGGCAAGGCCACCTTGACCGTCGCAGAGTATCCCCGCCTGCGCACGGGCTGAGACACGGCTCGTTCCTCCGGGCGTACACCGATGCGATCGTCGCAGAGCATACCCGTCTGCGCACGGGCTGAGACGACCGACCAGGCGTCGCAGGGTATTCCCGCCTGCGCACGGGCCGAGACTCTGCGACAAACGCCCTTCGACAAGCACCCGGGGTAGTCGCAGGGTATTCCCGCCTGCGCACGGGCTGAGACATCGGACAGCCGGCAGTTTGCCGACCACGCCCAGGGCGTCGCAGCGCATCCCCGTCTGCGCACGGGCTGAGACGCTCCTTGAAGCGGAGCACCACTTTGCGGTCGTCGCAGAGCATCCCCGCCTGCGCACGGGCCGAGACGAAGCCCGAGGTCGTGCGCCGTGATCTGGCGGCGAAGTCGCAGGGTATTCCCGCCTGCGCACGGGCCGAGACCCGGCCGTCCGCAGCGTGCGCGGGGGTGCGCGATGAGTCGCAGGGTATTCCCGCCTGCGCACGGGCCGAGACGAAGTCAGCGCCGTAGTCCTCCTGCCTTGGCACCGGCAGTCGCAGGGTATTCCCGCCTGCGCACGGGCCGAGACAGGCGAGTCAGTCCGCATCAAGGATGGGATGGTTTTGTCGCAGAGTATCCCCGTCTGCGCACGGGCCGAGACGGCCCGCGTCGCAATCCGCGATTCGGCAGACAGTTGCGCGGTACGTTTCGAGCGGTCCCTGTTTGTTCTAATTTCCATCACCCGAGCCCCACCCCGAAAACGCCGTATCCCATTGTCACCACGTGATATCGAGCGGGTACCGCGATTCTCAGGCCACCGGTCCGCTCGCCGGGGCCAACTCGCCGGAATGCAGTCCCAGCATGATCCGGCACGCATTCTCGTCCTGATCCCATCGCGCGCCACAATGCCGGCATGTGTGCACGAGATTCTCCGCCGCGTCGAACGCCTCTATTTCTCCGCACGCACCACATCGCTGCGTAGTGTACTCGCTCGCGAGCTTCACCGCACGCCCGCACGCACGTAGAATCTGACGCATCATGCCGGGCGACGCAATTCGGGCGTACCGGCGGCGCCGATTGGTCTCGTCCTCGTCCGTCACGTCCGGTGCGCGCAAGAGGTCACGCCAGTCGGCGTCCTCGACCAGTAGGGTCTGGTATCGGTTCTGCAGGTCGGCAGCGAACTGGCGGTATAGGTCCTCTCGCCATCGCGCCGCCTTCTTCAGCAGGCACGACCGCTCGGTGTGGAGGCGACAGTCTCGCTTCATCCACTCATCGAGTACCGGCATCAGCTCGGCATCACCATCGACCCGCTCCTGCCCCCACCGCCGGCAGAGTGCGGCCAGTCGTCCAGTCGAGCGCCACTTGGGCAACGTGGCGAACGCTTCGGCGAGCCAGTCCGGCATCGCCGGCCCCACCCGCTCGCGCCACGCGATGATGTGCGCGCGCATCGCGTCGAACCGACGATCCTGTTCAGATTGGAGTACGTCGGCATAGAGCCACCGATCCAGGTCGTGCTCGCCGATCGCCAGCTCGCCGCACCGGCCGTCGAGCCCGACCCAGTAGGCCACGCGGAGCCGATCGCCCAGCCATCGCCACCCCACATCGACCGCGACCGCGCCGAATCCGGGTCCGGGCCGCTGCTCGGCGAGCGGCTGAACACCGTCCAGCACCACCTGGAGCGACCACTCGTCAATACGGCGGTTCGGGCCTCGCGGTGTACGTTTGAGCCATGCCCACTTGATCACCGCGCCGTCCGGCGGCTGGCGATGCAGCCTGACGGGGCACTCGGCCCAGATTGGCGAGCGGTCGGCGTTGCTGCCGATCCTCATTCGGCAGGTTCGCCACCGCGGATTGTTCGTGGGCACGAGCTGGAGCCGCTTATCCGCGCCGCTCAGTGCGGCGCCGAACGGCAGCCCGCCCTGGAACTGGACCCCCACGCGCCCGTATCCGCGATACGAAGTGAATCGTGGGGGCGTGCCCTTGCGGAACTGCTTGGCCGCCGCCTCGATCAGCAGGTAGGTCCCCCAGTAGCACCCGCACGCCGCCCGCGCGGCCTTGACTTCGGCGACCGACTCGGCGTCGGCCCCGTCGAGGAGCGCGCGGGAAATCGAGCCCTCCCCGAACTGTTCTGCTCGCAGTAGTTTGCGCCTCGCGTACAGCGGTTTGCGCTCTGCGCGCAGGGCCTTGATCTCGGACCGTTGCTCCGCCGTCACGGTCCGGGAGCGGGCCGACTGGTTCGCCGTCCTGACGGCGGCGGCGGCGGTGTCGATCTGGTCATCGAGGCGTGAGATCGCGTCGTCGATCTCCAGCACCTCGGGACACTGCTGGCGGATGATCTGACTCGCCCGTTCGCGCCGCCGCAACTCGATCTCGACGAGCGTGTTGCGATACCGGTGGGCCATCCGCATCTGATCGCTGATCGATTCTCCGCCGAGTTTCGGGGCCTTGGCCCCGTAGGTCCAAATCACCATCGTTATTCTCCCTGCCCCATCGGGGCACCTACGGTCTGAGCTGGTAGTACAGCTCAACCCATTGCTCAACCGTCTGGACATCGGGACGCCCCACCACGTGACGCAGCACGTCCTCGGCCCGCCCCTTGTGCTCGCCGAGTTTGGTCAGGACCACTACCGCGTCCTGCTGCTCGGGCGTGAGGGTCGGTGTGTCGATGGCGGTTGGGAGCGTTGGCGTCGTAGCCGTGACGCTCGCCACGACCCGACGGCGTGCTCGGGCGGGTTGCGGATCACGAGCCACGCGGGGGGCGCTGCGGCCTATCGCGCGTCCGAGCCGTCCGAAAAAGCGCAGGACCGACAACGCGAGGTGGACGACGCCCACGGTGGCGAGTGTTAGGCAAGCTGCCGCGGCAATCATCTCGGGGGTAATCACGTCAGCACCTCCTCGCGCATGGCCTTTTCGGCCAGCGCCGCCAGGTCGAGGGTGCGGCCGTGGGCCGCCGCCCCCATAGCCGCCTCCGCCGCCTCCGCCGCATCCATAGCCGCCTCCGCCGCCTCCCGCGCCGCCTCCGCCGCCTCCATAGCCGCCCGCGCCGCCGCCTCCATAGCCGCCCGTGCCGCCGCCCGCGCGGCCGCCCGTGCCCCCGCCCCCGCCCCCGCCCGCGCCTCCGCCCGCGCCCGCGCCGATGATCGGTCTCGGCCGGAGAGCCAGTCATCGGCCCACTGATTCCATGCGGGATCGGTGTAGACCTGTTTGGCGCACAGGATCGCGAAGCGGACACGCTGCGTGGTAGTGACGACCGGTAGCGGAATCTCCTCTATGGTCGTAAGGCTGGTTGTGCCGTATTTCAGTCCGTGGTCGTGTTTCTGCACGGCCCCGACCTCGCAGCGCCATAGCCGGGGTTCGGGGAAGTTGGCGTGGATCGGATTCAGCATGACGGCCACGACCGGATCGCTGTAGAAGTGCAGCCAGCCCGGGCCGCACAGCTCGCCCGATCCGTCGGTTTCGTGCGTGATGCCCGCCCCCCACTGGAGGCCGCCGTGGGTTTGGGCGTGTTGGTCTGTGAGCTTGTAGCCCGTCATGTCAGCACCTCCACCAGCAGGCACAGCACCGCCAGCACTGCGCACGCCATCAGCACGACGGCCTGATCGATCAGCTCTTGCTCGCTGCGGCCCTGCCCGCCCCGCACGATTGGGTTACGTTTCTCGCTCATGTCCTGTCTCCTTTGGGGCGGGGCGGGGTCGATCTCGCCACGTCGATGATCGAGTCGGCCGACCAGAATCGGCAGGCGAAGCGGACCAGCTCCTCGAATACGGCCGGCTCCATCGCGATTTTGGTGGTGCTGTCCTGTCCGCGCAGGTCGAGCACGATCTGGTATCCGTCGTAGGTGGCGTAGACGCCGTCACCGAGATACATGTAGGGGTGGTGTGGGCCGCTCATTTCGAGTTCTCCTGTTCGTTGCGCCCGCTCTGAATCAGTGCCCACTCAGCGTCCGTGAGTGCACAGAGTATGTGGCCCGGGCCACACAGGGCGTCCGGGTCCAGGATTGCGCCGTCGATGCAGGCGCCGCAGAACGATGTCCCGCTCAGGTTCGACCCGCTCAGGTTCGTCTCGCTCAGGTTCGACCCGCTCAGGTTCGTCCCGCTCAGGTCCGCCCGGATCAGGTCCGACCCGCTCAGGTTCGACCCGCTCAGGTTCGACCCGCTCAGGTTCGTCTCGCTCAGGTCCGACCCGCTCAGGTCCGACCAGCTCAGGTTCGTCTCGCTCAGGTTCGACCCGCTCAGGTTCGACCCGCTCAGGTTCGTCTCGCTCAGGTCCGACCCGCTCAGGTTCGTCTCGCTCAGGTTCGACCAGCTCAGGTTCGCCCGGATTGGGTCCGCCGCACCAGGGTCATGGTGCTTGTGGCCCCGGTCGCGCAGCCACGCCTGATGTGGCGCGTACCACCCGTACTGCGCCAGGTGCGGCGGGATCGGGCCGGTGCACAGTGTGTCGGTTTTCATTGTGTTCTCCCAGCCCCATTGGGGCGGTCAAAAGGCGCCCGAGCCGGGCGGGCAATCCACGCCCGCACCGGCCCGGGCAGGAGGATCAGATACCGGCCTTCTCGAGCGCGGCAAGGCCGAAACACGAGTCACATACCGCGTCTGGCCCCGCTACGACCTTGACCGATCGGCAGTTGCAGGGCTGGGCCTTCGTCAGCCGTCGGCACGCCTCCGCCAGCTCCGGCGCGGCCGCAATCAGCCGGGCGTTCGCCCCGCCGTCGGTTCGGCACATGCTGCAGATCGACTGCGCGAAGTCGCGTATCACCTCCAGTTGGTCATCGAATGTCGCAACCCTCCACGGACCCGGCGTGTGCTTTGCTGCCGTCTTGGTCTTGGTCGTCATCGTCATTCCTCCCGCCCCATCGGGGCAACCTGCGCCACGCCGCCCGGCGCCCGGCCGGAGCCCTACGCGGGCTCCCAGCGGGGGCAGCTCCCGCAGGAGCGGCCCCAAGGCGCCCGGCCCGGGCAGGCCCGCAGGCCCACCCGAACCGGGCTGGAGGTCAGCGCAGGCTGTTGTAACGTTTGGCGAACAGCGTCGAACCGTCCACGGTGTAGACGTTGCCGATGTCTGCCTTGCGCTTCTTGTTCCGGTCGGGGCGGCCATACGCCTGTATGTTGAACAACTCACCGGTGGCCTTTTCGACCAGAAAGGCGCCGCTCGTGCCGATGTCAATCGCAACAAACTTAGAGCGCCCCCTGATATTCACCTTGTCTGGAGTCAGAGACGGGAATCGGTTCGCGAAGTATGCGTTGACCGATTCTTGGATTGCCGCCGCCACTTCTTCGATCTTTGCCATCAGGTCTTTGTTCGTAGCCGTCGTCATCGTCATTCCTCCCTGCCCCATCGGGGCAACCTGCCGGCCACCGTGACCGCATCGGCTGGCGCCCCGCGGGGCGCTCGCCGGCGAGGTCAACCGTGCCGGATGCCATGAGAGTCGTACCACTCGCCGACAAGGGGCATTCTCGACACCACCTCATAAAACCATCGCTCACCATTGTCGGGAGTCGATCGAACCACGTATCGCCGCTCTCCAGTGGCGCGCTCTTCAGCCTCGGCTCTTCGTGTCGCCGGTTCCAGTGCGGTGTAGGCCCAGTCTTTCGGTGTCATCGCCATTCCTCCCGCCGCTCCCGCGGCGCCTGCGGCCTGCGCTCCGGCCGCCCGAGTCGGAGCCCTACGCGGGCTCCGTGCGATTCATGCCGCTACCGTCGCGCCGCCGAACAGCCGGGCGGGGAGCTGGTTCAGGTGGTCGCGCATGTTCAGCCCAAAGTACTTTACGAGCTTGTCGGCCCACTTGGGATCGGGCGGGATCGGCAGCCCCTCGCGCTGGGCGATGTCGGCCAGGTGCGCCGCCACGTCCGTCGATCGGACCTTGGCCAGCTCGAACCGGACCCAGCGCGACAGCAGGATGCCGTCCGTCCAATCGCTTTCCGTTGTGGTTCCGACGACCAGCACGTGCGACGGCAGGGTTTCGAGCAGGGACAGCAGCCGATCGGCCGCGCGGCCCGTGACGGTGTGAATCTCGTCGATGACGTACAGCTTGCGGCCGGTCGGCCCCCAGCCGCAAAGCATCATGTCGGACGCGACTTGCCGGAGCGCATCGACGCTGCACTCGGCCGATTCGATCCGGTGCATGTCATAGTCCACGATGCCCCAATGCCGGGCCGCGCATTCCGCCAGCGTGGTCTTGCCCGAACCACTCGGACCGGTGAAGAGAAACGCCTTGCCCGACTCCGTAGGCTGGTCCAGATACCAGCGAACCGCCTGGATTACCTTGTCCTGCCCGATGACATCCGCGAACGTCCGCGGCCTGTATTTCTCGGCCAGCATCACGTCGCCGCCTTTCCGGCTTCGTCGCCCAGTACCAAGAAACGATGCCGGCCGATGCTCGCGATTTCGTCCAGCGCGTCGGGGTCGATCGACCCGTTGAAGCAGATGCATTGCCACCGGACCAGCATGGCCAGCGCCGAGACCGTGCACGTGACCGGCTTGAAATCAGGCAGCCCGAATCTGTCGAATAGGGCCAGATCGTCCAGATTCAGCCCGCGCCGGCTTGTGGCCAGCGCCAGCGCCGTCTGCAATTGTTCGCGCGTCATAATCGTCATTCCTCCAGCCCCGTAGGGCGCCTGATGGGCCACCATGACCGCATCGGCTGAGGCACCTTGTGAGGTGCCATCGCCGGCGAGGTCAGCGGCCAGCGTCGCGGTCGCGCTCGCGACCAAGTCGGAGGATCTCTCCGGCCAGCTCGTCTGTGTACATGGGGCCTAGGTGTGTGTCGAGCCGGACGCGCGCCATCAGGCCGCGGACCACCTGTGGCGGCTGATCTAGGCACGCGGCCGCGGCCGCGGTTGTGGCGTGGCCGCGGTAGATGCTTGCGTCGCGGTAGATGCTGGCCTGCAGCTCATCGACGATCCTGTCAATCTCGGTCTCGGTCATCATCGCGATTCCTCCCGCGGCTTTCGCCGCAACCTGCCGGCCACCATGACCGACGATTTAACTATACCACACGAATCGGATGAATGCAAGCGAAAAGACATGGTAGACAAAAAAAATAACGAGCGTATAATGAGGGCGTGGCCAAGCGAGGACGAAAACCGGGATTCATGCTCGAAGACGAGCCGCTCGATATCCAGATACGGGTCGCGGTCGGGGAATCGCTGCTCGGACGAATACGCGCAGCCGCCGGCCGGCCAGGCCGAGTCGGAGCGTGGATCCGCCAGGCTATCCGCGAGCGGCTGGAGCGCCCACCACAACTCGATCAGACAGACAAACAGAGATACAGAGCACGGGACGAGGAAGCCATCCCGTAGGGGCGGACACAACCAAAACCGCCCCGTAGGGGCGGAGCGACAGAAGACCAAGGACCAGGGCACATAGGGGCGAAAGAGAGGGGACGCAGGGACTTTCCGCTATAGGCCCGCGGCCGCTCTTGCCCCGGTGTGGGGCATGTAGTACGTTGTAATACAGGATCGTCAGCCTACACAGTCCGACCGGTCCGTATCTGCTTTGAGGCGCGATATGGTCAAGCGAGACGATCACGGCCGATTCCTGGAGCGCCCGCCCGGTAGCGGACAGAAGCGCTTGGCCAAGACCGACTATGATTCGGTGGTCAAGCAGGCGGCGGATCACGCCGGCTGGATCGACACCGACGCCGGACGGCAGCGCTACCAGCAGGCCCTCGACCGGCTGTACTCCGATGACCCGGGCCAGTACGCCCGCGTCGTGGCCAACCTGACGCCGAAGGGGGCACGGGCGGCCGCGGCCGTGCCGTCCTTCGACCTCTCGGCCTGCGTCCGCGAGGTGGTGCGGCAGGGCACGCTGGAGGCCGACGCGAGACGCAACGAGGCCGTACAGCTCCTCGTGTACGTGCGGCAGCTGCTCAGCCAGCCCGGCACCACGCTGGAAGATATCCGGGCAATCGTGGGGCAGGGCGATACGGGGTAGGGGTAGGGGGGGGGCAGTGGTCCGATAACCACCCTGTCGCTTTGGCCTGCCCTTCCTATTCAGGTAACATTACCCTCCCGTTCGCTCACGTTGGCTGTTTTCGTTTCGGAGTCCCGGTCGTTTCTGTCCCGGAGTCCCGTTTTGGTTTAGGAGTCCCGTCCGGATGTTAAGATGGGGTATCTGTGAAATGTTAAGATAGGTAAGAAATGTCCCCCATTATGGGACACTTTTTACCTATCTTAACATCCTCCATCTTACCCATTTTAACATAACCGATCTGGCGCTATCAAAAATAGCGGTTCGGTTTCTTCTGGTGTATATTCTGGACTATCGTCACTACTGGTGGTATGGTGTTGGTTTGATAGGGAGCGTTCCATGACTACACGTCGCGGGTTTATTGGTCGGGTTATGGGGGCTTTGGCTGGGTCCGTTCTGGCCTCGACTCCTCTGGCGGGCCGGTGGAGCAGGAGTGGTCGGGAGCAGGCTGACGATCGGATCAATTCCATCGTTCTGGAGCGGGTTGGGGACGTGTCTTGTTCTGGTGGTCCGTTCACGACCTCATGCGTGGTGGTGGATTGTCTTTTTTTGTCGCCCCCAGCCTGGTCCAAACCGCGAGATTTCCCGTCCTGGCCACCGGTGGGGGATGTTGATGCCTGACGTTCGTGTTTCTGGGTCCGGCTTTGCGGTTGCGTTGATGGCCACAGCGGCGCATCTGGTTTCGTCCCGTAAGGCGAGCCAGTTTGATCAGCGGCTGCTGTTGTTGTTGGCCGTTAGGTCTGGTGCGGACTACGGCTATCTGGCTCGTCGGTGGTTGCGTCGGGAGTTGGGTTGTGTTCTGGCTCGCGAGACGGTCTACAGCTTGCTGACCGAGCTGGAGCGTGATGGCTATGTGGCATCGAGTCTGGATGGCGATGTTGGGGACTTTCCGGACGAGTGGCGTCGTCGGATTTACGCCTTGACGGAGTTGGGGCGCGACCTGCTTGACGGCCTGCGGCACGTGTATGGGGGGTTGTTGTTTTGAAGATCACGATGTCTGACGAGCTTCGGTGCTGCACGCCCGATGTTTCGCATTGGATTGGGCTGTTCGGCCCGGAGGTCAGCCGTCATCAGCTCTGGTGTGATGATGGGCGGGACGAGTTGCTTTCGGCCCCGGAGGGATTGGGTTCGGTTCCGGTGGTGCGGGAGGTCAGCAGGTGCGGTGCGGACTTCTGGTGGTGGGCCTGTCGCTGGGGTCACATCGAGGACAAAGAGAGCCACGGCGCGATTCGGTTCAGTCCGTACGATTGCCAGGTCGATCTTGGCTATTGGCTTCTTGTCCGGGAGTGGATTCGGGCTCTGAAGGCTCGCCGGATCGGCATTACGTGGTGTCTGGCGTTGTTCGCGGTCTGGCTCTGCTCGCTTCACGAGATGCGTACGGTTGGGTACATCGTTCACAAGACGGAGTTTTCGGTTGATTTCATTTCGCGTTGCAAGTTCATCTGGCGTCGCCTTCCGTGGTTCCTGCAGGGCCGGCTCCAGAAGGACAACCGGGACCTGATGCAGTGGGGGCCGGATTCATGGGGCTCGTGGATACGCATCTTTCCCGCCACGCCGGCGGCGGCGGATTCGATTGCGGCCGACTGGATCATTGTTGACGAGGGGACGAAGATCGAGCGCGAACGGCCCGGACTGTTGAAGGTGCTGCTTCGCTCGGTCGAGCCGGCGGTCGAGACCGCAAGCGGGTTCGTGACTCAGATCGCGACCTCCGAGGGTCCGACGGGCTACTTCTTCGAGGGCTGGCGCGCGGCCCAGAAGGGGCGCGGAAAGGACCCGTATCGGAATCTGTTCTGGCCCTGGAGCGCCCATCCGAAGCGTGACGAGGCGTGGTACGAGCAGGAGGCGGCGGAACACGAAGCCGACCAGCTCTACATGGTCCGGCAATATCCGCGAACACCGGAAGAGGCGTTCAGTCACGCCGAGGGGCGGGTCTATCCCCGATTCACCGAGACCCGCCATGTCGGCCGATACGGCCCGAACGGCGTATGGCTGGCCGGGCCGGAAAGCGTGTCGGCCACGCCCGAAATCAACAGTGCATGGAAGTGCTACCGCGCGATCGACTGGGGCGGGGTTGACCCGTTCGTGACGCTGTTCGGCTGCATCATTCCGGGCGACGGGCCGGGCCTGACGGTCGATCCGTCGTGCCGGAACCTCGTGCGCGAAATGCTGAGCTACCGAAGACGAGAGAACAGCGAGATGATCCTCGATAAGGACAATCACGCCTGCGACGCATTGCGCTATTTGATCGTCACGTTCAACATTCAGGCCCATCTGCACATCTATCGCGAACTCTACATCCCCCGCAGTGCGGAGCAGGGGCTGGGCATTCCGCAACTTGCGGAACAGATCATAACGCTGAGCGGCAACGATCAGTTTGTCGGGACGGTCGCGGACCGGAGCCGGACCGATCTGATTATGATGATGGGTACCCACCTGGAGGAGCCGGTCCTGCCCCACACGACCCCGGGCGGGCATCGTGACCGCCTTCGCCACGAGATCGAGGAGGGGATTCATCGCGTAAACGTCCTGATCGTCGGGACCCACGCGATGTTCCGCGCGCGGGCGATCGACCCGGCCGCCCGCCGGTGGCTCGATATACGGAACCAGAAGGTTCCGCGCGGGGTGGGGATGACGCTCGAGGAGTCGCGTGTCAGGCGCTCGATCGAGGGCCGGGTGCAGGACCAACTGGCCAACAAGCCGCGCCGCGGCACATACCGCCGGCCACGGAGCAGGATGCGATGAGCAGAAAAAGGGCAAGGCCCGAGCCGCCGAAGCCGGCGGGCATTGTTCGGACCATAAATCGGGAAATAGAGGAGGAACACGATATGGCGACCGAAACCTCGACCGGAACCGAGCAGAATGAGTCCAGAAGTTTGCACAAGCTCCAGAACGAGGACGTGATGGGCACGATCGAGGATCGGGTCAGGCGACACGACCAGAAGCTAAACGCCCTCAGCAGCGCCATCATGCCGCTCGGATTCGGGCCAGGACCCTACGTCGGACAGCGAGTCCACTACCGGCTCGGCGAGGGGCCGGGCTACGGAGAGGTCAGGGGCGCGGACGTGGTGCGGGTGCTGGACGAGGACGGGACGGTGGTGCTGAAGGTCACGACCGACGAGGTGTACGACGAGCACGTCCCGACCTACTACCCGCAGGTGAGGCCGGGCAACGGAATCGGCCAGTATTGTGCGATCCGGCCATACGACGTTGACCGGGACAAGAAGAACGCACTGGACGGACCGCTCGAAGAGAACGTGTCGGACGAGACGGGCTGGAAGATGGAGATGTGACAAGGTGGGGGTCCCGGCACCACCGTCACCGATGGTGAAGGATACACGAAACGAATAAAGGAACAGGGTTAATGGGCGACAACAACCAGTACGGAAGGCGCGAGTTCAAGACCACCATCATCGTTCGGGCACACGGGAACCCGGAGTTGACGGAGAACTGCCTCACGTCGATCAAGAAAAACACCGCTGATGATTCGTTCCGGATTATTTTGGTGGATCAGGCTGGCGCGTACAAAATCCATCGGATCGCAAGCTTGAGGTCTCAATGGCGCAACACGCCCGGATGTCCCGAACAAGAATATGTTGATTGGTTCATGAGCGTTGTTACGCGCGAGAACATGGGCGCGGTCCGGGCCACCAACCTGGGCCTTCAGCTTGCGATGCTGGACCCCGGCGAGTTCGTCCTGGTGCTGGACAACGATACCGAGATCCCGTCGGGCGATCGGGAGTGGCTGAATCGCTGGCTGCACCACATGGACAACCCGGCGGTCGGGGCGGCCGGCGCCACGACGGACTACGTTCTGGGTCAGCAGAATATCGCCCAGACGCCCCGCACCTACACGAAGGAGGCCTCGACGGCCAACGAGGGCGGGGCGGCCATGACGGGTCCGTGGAGGGCGGACTACCTGATCTCGTTCGCCTGCCTGTATCGCAAAGAGGCGCTGCGGCGGGTGGTGCCGCCCACATGGGGACCGAAGGAAATCGAGCTGGTGAAGTCGGGCCGGCTGAAGCCGACAGCCGCGGAGTCGCAGGGCGCGTATCTCTGGGACGAGCGATTCGAGCCCGGCAACAGCGAGGACCTCGACATCAGCGTCCGGCTGAGGCTGGCGCAGTATGATCTCGTCATTGCGCGAGACGTGTATGTTCATCACGTAGGCTCACAGGCGTTCAAGGACATGGGCTTTCAGGATATGCTGGCTCGAAATGTCCAGAAGCTGCGCGAGAAGTGGGGCGACCATCTCCTGGCCGAAATAGGGCTGGTGCGAAAGGCGGCGTCATGAGCAAATTCGAGGAATGGATCGCGAATATCGAGGCGCTGCCGATCGAAGAACGCGCCGAGGAGCTTAATACGCCGCGATGGGTCTGCTGCGGAACCAGGACAAACATCGCGGCTCATAACGACGCCATCGTGCGGGCACTGTCGGACATCGAGAAACTTCCGGTTCAGTCACGCCCGGACCCGCTGCGCCATTTGTGGAACGCTACCCTGGATCTCCCACGCCATCGCCCGGAGGTCGAGGCCGCGCTTGTGCGGGCGATCTCTGACACCGAACGGCTGCCGGTCCGGGAACGTGCGCCCGTGTTGAGCGACCTGTGGCCCATCCCCATGCGTGGCACGGACATCTACGATGCCGTCGAATCGGCGGCCGTGCGAGCCATCCCGGAGGCCGAAGCGCTGCCGGCGGCGGAATGCGTGACCGCACTGAGTTTTCTGTGGTGGTCCACCGCGGACGGATCGGATGCCCGCGCCGAGGTCGAGGCCGCACAGACCAGGATCGGCGCCGTGACCCCAAAGGAGCTGCCGTGCGAATCGGACTGATCCACATCTCTCGCCGGGCCGACACGTGGGCGAACTACCACGTCTGGACGCTGCGCAGGTTCGGACAAGAGCTGATCGACACGCATGAGCCCCCGATCGAGGTTCAGGACTGCTGCCTTCCGATCGGGCCGTTTCCCGAGTGCATGTGGCGACCGCCCGACTGCGACGTGTATCTCAGGATAGACGACAGCCTGATGTACGACACGCCGCCGGAGTACCGCCCGCTGATCTACTATTGCAGCGACTCGCACGTTCAGGATGGGGTGGGGCGGGCCGAGATTGCGGCTGGGGCGGACTGGACGTTCTGTGCCCAGCGAGACGCCACGAAGCCGTTCGGCGGGTTCGGCGATGCGTGGCTTCCGCACCGGGCATGGTTCCGGCCCGAGCCGCAGGAACGAAAGGTCGGGATCGCGAGCTGTATTACATTGTCAGACAACAACCTGTTCGGACCCCGCACCAGACTGGCGCGCCGGATCGCCAGCAAGGTGCCGAAACTGAGCCAGGCGCCGCTGGCGGGCCAGATCGTGATCCGGGGTGGCGTGTGGCACAGCCCGATGGCCCAACTCTACAGCCAGAGCCAGATTGTCTGGCATTGCGGCGTCGGGAACGACATCCCGATGCGGATTCTGGAGGGGGCGGCGTGCGGCGCGTGTGTCGTGAGCAGCCGCATCACCGATAACGGCCTGGAGGACATGTTCGGCGACCTGATACCCCAGTTCGACATCCCGCAGGATTGCCTCAACGCAGGCGACGATCTGCAGCACGAGATCGACACGCCAGACCCGTGTATCGACCTCTTGTGCGACCTGCTGAGCAAGCCGGACGAATGTGCCGAACGCGGCCGGGCGATCCGCGAAATCGTACTGGATCGGTACTGTTACGAACACGCGGTCAACGCAATACTGGACAAGGCGATCGATCTGGCATGTGGGCAGGATGACGGCCTGGATGCCGATCAGGAACCCGATCTGAAGTTGGTGATGCCATGACGACCGATACGGGCTCTCCGGTCCCGGGCTGGATGTCGGACCTGGACCTCTACGCACTGCGGGGGATTCTGATCGACGTTGTGCCGGTGGGGCCGGTCGTGGAGATTGGGGTCGCGCTGGGCCGAAGCACGGCCGGCATGGTGGCGCCCGCCCTGAAGCGGGGCATGACCTACTGCGCGGTCGATACGTTCAGCGGGGCGGGCGACGTGGACGACTACATAAACGCCGCCTATGGCGCGGGGCGGGGCGCGTTGATCAGGCAGGCGTTCGAGCTGAATTGCCGGTCGCTCGGTATATGGAATCACATCCGACTGATAGAGAAGCCTTCGGTCGAGGCGGCCCGCGAGTTTCGGGACGGAAGCCTGGCGATGTGTTTCATCGACGCCGACCACCGATACGATGCCGTGATGCAGGACATGGTGGCGTGGTGGCCAAAGGTTATGCCGATGGGCGTAATGTGCGGTCACGACGCGGACAACGAAGCGGTGTGGCGCGCGGTGCTGGAGTTTGTCAAGAACGAAAAGGTCGGAATGTTCCGGCAGGCAAACGTGTGGGCGATTCAGAAATGACAGGACAGAAAACAAGGCAGGCAAAGAGGTTGCGAGATGACGACGCACTGGTCAGGCAACTGCGCCGTCTGGCGACAAAGCACTTCTCTGAAACGTTCCTGGGGGCCGGTTCGTTTGTGCCGGGATGGATTACGGAAGACGATTTGTTTGCCCTCGGGCGGTATGTCAAGTCGGTGCCGACCGGTCACGTGGTGGAGGTCGGGGTTGCGCTAGGCCGCACCACGACTGCGATCGCCGCGAAAGCTCTGGATCGTGGATGTTCGTATTTTGCGGTCGATACGTTTTCCGGAAGCGATGACCCCGATGACATGATTAACGAATTATATTCGGTCAACCACGGACACCTTGTTCGTTCGGCATTCGAGGCGAATTGCCGGGCGCTTCGCCTGTGGGAGCACATTAATCTGATCGAGGAGCATTCGGTCGAGGCGGCGAAACGGTTTGCGGATGGCCAGATTGCGATGTGTTTCATCGACGCCGACCACACGTACGATGCCGTGATGCAGGACATTGCGGCGTGGTGGCCGAAGGTTATGCCGATGGGCGTAATGTGCGGTCACGACCGACAGGTTCCGGCGGTCTGGAAAGCGGTCATGGAGTTCGTGGGCCGCGAGCGCGTTGGGGCGATACAGGAGGCAAACGTATGGGCGATTCAGAAACCAGGGTCATGAGCGCCGTGGGGTCGCGGCGGGAGCAAGTCTGATGGTCAGGGCCATCGTGTCGGGTACGGGACACTGTGGAACGAACTCGTTCCGCCAATGGCTCAGTGCCGACCCTGGCGGCGCCCATGCGGCCGTTATGGGCTGTGAGACCAAGACCATACTTCAGCAGTACGCGCGCCAAAACCATTCTCTGCTCGTGGAGGCGCTTCGCAAGGCATCCGGGTCGATTACGGAAAAGTACATCGTCGAACACTACATGGGCTGGTGCCTCGATGCCGCCAGGGCCGCATGGCCAGAGGCTCGGATCGTGTGGCTGATACGCAGCCCGTTCGATTGCGTTCGCTCGCTTGCCATCCACGATCACGACAGTCGCGACATGGTGGGGGCGGCTATCCGCGATACGCTTGGCCCGGAAGACTTCGGACTTCCGGATATCGATAACCGATGGGAGTGGTGCTGCTGGTACTACGCGACGATCAATTGGCTCGGCCTGCAGTTCTGCCTTCGGGACAGGAACTCGATGCTGGTACGGATCGAGGAAATGAACGATCATGACAAAAGGATGGTGGTGGCGGAACGGTTGGACCGCGAGGCCGACAACGACGGGTTCCCAACGAAAGTGAAGGGTCGCGACTGGAGCAAGATGCCGAAAGAGAAGACAATGCACCACTGGCCCCTGATGGACGCCGAAATATGGAATCGAATCAACCAGATATTGTCTCTTGTGTACGGGCGTGAGCCGGAAGTGTCGGGGGGTTCGATATGATCAATGTCCCGCCCGAGTTTGATGCGCGCCGCCTACTGGTCGGGGTGGACAAGGACAGGGGGAAGGTGGTGCTGGGTATCGCGGGCGGAGGTGCGAAGCTGACAGTTTCGCTGAGGCCCGCACAGGCTCGCGACATGTGCAAGCGTATCGAGGACATCTGCGAACGACTCGAACCGAACGACAGCGGCCGCGTGATCGTGTTGCCGACATGAGTCCGAAGAAAAACAGGGCCGGATACGCACTGGCCAGTCATCTCAAGAAAGGAAACTAATCATGAACGATTACTTGGAATCGCTGAAGGAGCTTCAGTCCCAGGCCGTCAAGTCCGGTGCCTCCGACCCGGGCTCTCGTATCGCGCACCTGGAGGGCGTGGTCTCGACGTTGCTGGGAATCCTCGTCCAGCAGGATAGCGGCAGAGGTCATCGGACCGAGGCGCCGGCGCGGGTCCCGGCGGCGGACAAGACGCCGGAACACAAGGGGCCAACTGCTCACAAGGGAAGGTTTCACAAATGACGACCAACACAAGGCCGATGTTCCGGCCGTGACCGGGCGCTACACGATGTGTCGCCATGTTTTCAGGTTTCTGATCTGGCTAACCGTGGCCGTGGCGATTCCGAATCGCGTGGAAACTGAGCAATGGGTCTCACCATCAGAAATCGCCTGTCGTATTTGACGAACAAGGCTTTCGGTAAGCTTTTTTGTGATTGGCCTTTTTCCTGTTGCGCCAGGGATGTGCGGCCATTGTTCTCCGCTGACGATCTTTCTTATTTGTCGATTCCTTGCTCCGAACCGCGCGGAAATCGCACGGGACGTAAGCCCTTGTCTGGCGAGAGACCTGATTTCAACGACGTCGTTCTCTGTGAAGACGGCCCGCGAGTTCCTCTCTCCGTGCTGAACCATGAGGATATCGTTTGCGTGACGAATGTTTTCGGCCGGTGTTACCCATTCGAGATTGTCCACGTGGTTGTTCTGCTTGTTTCCGTCCTTGTGATTGCAGACCTTCCCCTGTGGCATGGGGCCAACGAACGCCTCAAGAACAAGATGGTGAACCTTGACATCCTTAACTTTGTTTTTTCGAGAAAGGCTAGCCCTTGGATAACCATGCCGGCTCAATCTGACCGCAAGTTTCTGGCCAGCCCTGGAACCACTTCCCCCACGAATACGTTTGACGTGGCCTCGGCTGGAGACTTCATACCAGCCTTCGTATCCGATGACTGGTTTCCATTTTTCGGTTGTGGTAGTCTTAGTCGAAGCCATGACGAGACCTCCTTGTCAGGTCCGTTGAGGTTAGGGCCGACAGGGGCACGAACCCCTGATCGGTCCGTTTATTATAGGAGAGTGGCATGAGCGATGCAATACCGCTGCGACCAATGTTTCGTCCCCACGGTTCGCCCACCAGAAGCTCTTGGATGTTCGCCGGCAAACATGGCGGCCCATGTGATAGGAGTTGCCGCTGGGCGCCGTTGTGGGCGTAGTACCCCTCGACGGCGCCCCGCGGTCAACCTGACCGCATTGTTTTTATGCCGACCAGCCCGATCTGGTGTTTTACGACGCCGAGAGCCTGCTGTGTCGAGCAAACAAGTACCGCCACTACTACGGACTGAACGCTACCGACATCACGGGCGGTGAGCCGACCATCTACTGCGACCCCGCCCTGACGAAGCGCGGCCTGAAGCACCGTCTTCCTGATGGCCGGAACGAGCATCTGGAGTATCTGGTCCGGCACTGCGCCAACATCGGTCTCGCGCCCAGCATTATCAGCCACGGGCAGAACTATACCGAGGCGATGGTCGGGGCGCTCGAGGATTGCGGCGTCGATACGTTCGAGTTGAGCATCCACGGCATGGGGACGCTGGACGGCCAGAAACTCGGCGAGGGCAACCGGCGGCTGGTCGTGCTGCACGGTGGCAAGGAGAAGGAGGATGGGTTCCAGCACCTGATCGACGGCTCCAAACACATGAGTCGGCCCATCCGGTGGAACAGTACGGTGGTGGAGCAGACGTTTCGGGAGCTTCCGGATGTCGCGCGATTCCTGGTGGACCGCTATCCGCCGGTGGTGTACAACATGATCCAGTTCATGCCGTACCACCAGCACGCTATTCAGGACCGTGAGTTCCAGATGACGTTTACGGACTGTGCGCCGTTCATTGCCGAGGCGGTTCGGATCGTGGAGGCGGCCGGCTGGGAATGCAACGTCCGTTACTTCCCCCCCTGTGTCGCCCAATCGTACGGGTTCGGCCGAAACTGCGAGATGCACCACCGAATTCAGTACGATCCGTTTGAGTGGGCATTCGAGGCCACGACAGACTGTGTACTGAAGAACCCCTGGAGCAGCGTGGAGCGCGGATGGTTCGAGGAACAGGAGTTCTGGCAGAACGCGCGCCGCGAGCGACAGCGGCTCTGTGATGCAATCGCGCGGGAGCGACAGCCCCGTTGCCCGCCCTGCCAGTCCTGCGCGGCCCGAAAGATATGCGAGGGGCCGGACGTTCAGTACGTGTTGCGCTACGGTCCGGACGAGATGCGGGCACTGGAGGCCCGCGATCTCGGCATGGAGGAGGGTTCGCTGGCGCTCGATCCGTGCCAGGTGGACCGAATGTCGCCGGAGTCGCACAAGGAGGTCGCGAGTGTTTCGAGTCAAGGATGACGAGCTGCATATCGTGGTCTCTACGATGGTTTGGGATCAGGTGACGGTCGAGTTTTTGATCGACTGGTCGCACCTGTGGGCGGATTATTACGAGTCCGACTGGCCCGCCCACCTCTACATGAACGTCGTGTCGAGTTGCCTGATCATGAATGCCCGGAACCTGATCTGTGCCCGATCGTTTCAGCACCATCCCGAACTTACACACCTGCTGATGGTCGATTCGGACGTGATGGGGTTGCGGCCCCGCCACATCCAGCGCATGGCAGCGCACAACGTTCCGATTGTGTCGGCGCTGGTGACGAAGTATGACCCGCCGTTCAATCCGGCGTGCGAATCTGAGGACGGGTTCGAGGCGGTCTATGCCGAAATGGAGAAAGACGAGCCCGGCATCGTGGAGCGGAGGTGGACCGGCACGGGCTGTATCCTGATCAGGCGCGACGTTCTGGAACGGATGGTCATACCGTGCGAGGCGCTGGGCGGAGAGGCGGCGTCGCTCTGGTTCCGGCAGGGTCGCCAGGAAAGATTCGGGTGGGACCGGGACCTCCAGGACCACATTCGCCAGCAGGTGGACCGGGCGGTTCGGCTGTTCGGCGATGACGGCGCGACGGCCGACGGCAAGGGCGTGGTGGATTCGCTGATCGACCTGTTCATGGAGAGCTTCCTGACCGGCCGTGGTGTGTGGGACGGCGGCGTGTTGTGCGGCGAGGATGTGGACTTCGGTCTTCGGGCTCGCGCGGCGGGGTTCAGGAGCTACGTGGATTGTGGCGTCAAGCTGGCGCACTTCGGACCGCACGGCCGGACGGTGGAGGACCATCTGCGGTCATTGAATCGTGAGTTGAAGCGCGGCGGACGCGACAAGAAGGCTGTTCATGCTGGAGTGACGTGATGCTGGAGATTCATCCGTACAGTTTCGTCGTTCTGTTGAGTGCGGCCCTGCTGCTTGGGTTCGCGGCTGGGCTGGGGGCTCTGTGCGTCGTCTGGCGTCGGGCCAGCGATCAGTTGAGCCAGACCACAAAGGCCATGCACGAGTGCAACCAGGAATACCAGTCCGGGCTCGGAACGCTCGGTAAGGCCATGACGGCCTCGGCCTCCATCCTGGAGGAGGAGCTGAAGTTCGCCCACGGCCGTTACTGGCGCGCCACCGCCCTGCTGATGGGGGCGAACATATCGCCCAAGAACGTCAGCAAGGCAATGGCGTCGGTCGGGCTGGTCGATCTGCCGCCCATATCGCCCAGCGCCCCGCTCCGCACACCGCGAGAGGAGGCGGCGCTGGCGAAACGGAAGCAGATCGAGAAGGATTTTGGTCGTGGTGCGGGCGGGTCAGGATAGAATCTGGTAGAATGGGCAGACTTCTGAACGGATTCGGAGGACTGTGCGATGGCCGGATATGAAACAGAATCGAGTGGCCGCCTGAACGGCGTTAAGGTCAACGACAAGGATTCGATTGCGGCCTTCATTGACTACTGGTCAAGCCAACGCAAGCGGTTCCTGGGCGATGTCCAGCGCCAGGCATTTCTGCAAATCTGCTGGACACTGGGGTACCAGGACTACGACTTCGACCGCGCCAGCACGATGCTGGTAGACCGTGCAAGCTCGGAGGAGTCGGCCTGGTGGCGGGTTCATGCCAAAGAGAACCGGCTGCTCCCGATGGTGGAGGGCCGGATCGCCAAGATGATGTCGCGGGAGCCGATCTGGAGGGTTATGCCCGCCACGCCGGACGAGGAGGACGAGTCGGTCGCGGACCTCGGGACGCTCGTTCTGCGCCACTACTGGCGAAACGTCCTGGGGATGGACCAGATCATGAACGAAGCCCACTGGTGGGCCGAGACGACCGGAACGGCATTCATGGTGTCGTGCTGGGACCCGACGGCCGGTCCGCGCCTGACCGTGCGGCAGGATGACTTCCTGAACCGGTTCGCCGGCGAGATCGACCAGGAGTCGATCGACCTGTACCGCCGCATTGTCGGCCAGGAAGCGGCCGATTCAGAGATGGTCCCGATTGGCGACGTGTCGGTGGAGGTCAAGACGATATTCGATGTCTTCATCGATCCGACGGCCAAGACGATCGAGAAGGCGAACTGGGCCTTGGTGCGGCGATTCAGGACGCTTGACGAGCTGGAGGAGCGGTACGGCCGCAAGGCGGTGCGGGACCTTCAGCCGGGCGTCGATATGGGCGACCTGTCGTTCCACTCCCAGATCGCCCGGCTGGCGGGCGGCGGCATGTACGACGAGGGCGCGATTTACGACGATCTCTACGCCGTGGAGGAGTTGTGGGTCCGGCCGGGGGGGCGATCCCGACCCGCCGGCATCCACGCGACGTGGTGTCAGCAGAAGGTGTTGCAGCACCAACCCAACCCCTATCAGCACGGCCAGATTCCGATCTCGGTCATTCAGGGCCTGTACCAGCCGTTCAGCATTCTGGGCGGATGCAAAGTCCAGCAGCTCATGGAGACGCAGAGCCGGCTGAACGACATCCGATCGAACGAGATGGAGTACATGATGCTCCATGTCTACCCAAAGCTTCTGGACCCGATGGTGTCGGGCATCGACGACGACTCGTTCACAACAGCATTTGGCGAACGGATTCGCTACATGCCGCCCCACAAGCCGGACTATCTGGTCCCGCCGCCGATGCCGTCATACCTTCAGAACATGGAGGGATCGCTTCTTCAGGCGATGCAGGACCTGTCGGACATCCACGAGGTAACGGCGGGCCAGGCGCCGCAGGGCGTCCGGACCGGTCGCGGCATCCTGGCCCTTCAGGCCCAGGACGATGCCCGCTACATGACGCCAATCAAGTTGCGCAATGTCGCGATCAGCAGGCTCGGCGGACAGGTTTTGTCGATGCTGAATCAGTTCTGCACTGAACGCCGGCTGATCCAGATGACGAGCGACGACTACGAGCGCGAGGTGATGGTACTGAAGGGGGTGGGGGGGTTCATCGGATCCGATCTTGTGGGCGGCCGGCAAGGCGAAATGGCGGTGGACTACTTCCGCGTCATTGTGGACGTGGATAGCCAGCTCCCGCTCAGCCCGGAGGGCCAGCGGACCGTCGTGGACAGCCTTCTGGAGCGGCAGGTATTGAATCCGCAGCAGGATCGCGAGTTGATCCTTCGCATGTTCGGGATCGGCACGTCCGATCCCGTGTTCGAGGGCGGCCGAATCCACAAGTCGATGGCGTTCAAGGAGCAGCGCCTCATGGCGTCCGGCCAGCGCATCGATCCCCAGAAGTGGCACAACCATGAAACCCACCTCGCGTGCCACCTTCGCTGGATCAACTCTCCGGAGTACGATTCGCTTGCGCCCGAGGCCCAGAAGCTGGTCCAGATTCACCTGAACCGCCACTATTTCCTCATGAGCAACGAGGCGATGCGGATGCAACTCCTGCTCCAGATGGCGCAGCAGACCGCCCCCCACATCCTGAACGCGGAGCTGCGCGAGATCATGGAGCAGGACGCGGCGGAGTCGCCCGGCCTGCCCCCCGAACTTCCGCAGGTCAATCAGCCAGTTTCGGTATAGTCCAGATTCTGGACGCCCAATCCACCCGTTTGTCCATTTTCCTGTTCGATCCACTCGATCCGTACGGTAGAGTTGCGCGCAGGCGGCGCACTGGCCGCGGCACAACTCCAGTACCAACGCAGGAGATCGCAGATGCCGGCAGACGAGGAGCTTTCGGAAGATCGTCAGGAATCGACGGAAGAGCCGAACGGCGAAGGGTCTTCCGAAACGGACGAGGCGCTGGGCGGCGATGGCGCGTCCGAAGCGGACGACGCGACCCCCTCCGCAACGAAAGAAGAGGGCATCGTGGTCCACGCCACGGACGGAAGTGGTCGGGTGTTCCGCCTGTCCAACGACGAGGCGGCCGCATGGATCAACTACGGACTGTCGAAAGCAAGGGCCGAGAGCGAAAGAAAGGTGGAGGACGTGCGGGACGAACCGAAGGACGAAGCCAAGATCGAAGACGACCTCGAAGATGACCCCCACGTCCGCGAATTGCGCACACTGCGAGAAAAGACCACCAAGCTCGAAAAGCATCTCGCCGAGCTGGACGACGATCGGAAGGCCCGCGTCGAACAGGAGGAGAGCCGTCAGCGCCAGAAGCGATACGAAAACACTATCAAGCGTTTGGCCGGCACCTACGCCAAGGGTGCGGACGACCTGACGCTTGAGTTGATCGAAGATCGGGCGAAGCGGATTCTGATCCAGCGCCGCGAGGATGGTCGGCATATCAGCGACGACGACGCCTACAAGGCAGCGGCCCGCGAAATCGGACAGCGCATGACGGAGAAGTACGCCGGATACCTGAAGGACAAGAAGAGGGTTGCCGAAACGGCACCCGAGGGTCCGGGCGGCGCGGCCGTCATGTCGCCCCCATCCAACAACAAGACCATGACGAAGGAAGAGCAGCGAAAACTTGCGGGCGAGATGAGCAGCGGTGCAGTGAAGAAGCGGGCCAACCGTCTGTTCGACGAGATTCTTAGCGGCGCCGCCGCGCCGTGACGCAACGGCACCCATTGGTCCCCCACGGATGGCGGACGATACGAAAAGGAGTAGATCATGCCAACCTTTCCAGGAAGCAGCACCGATGCGGCAGCGGCCGTACTGAAGCGAGAGTATCTTCCGGCCATCAAGGCCCAAATCTCCACCGACACCATCCTGATGGACCGCCTCAAGCGGGCCGACAAGAAGATGTTCGTCGGCGACAAGGTGTACAAGACAATCCGGACCGACTTCGGCATAACCCACACGGTGGACGCCGGCCAGACCGATGCGCTGCCGCCCCGATCGAAGCAGGGCTACGATCAGGCCAGCTTCGACGTTAAGGAGGTGGCGCACCGGATCGCGTTCAGCGCCATCTCGCTCGAAAGGACGGCCCACGCGCCCGAGGGCGCACTGATGGACATCATGGACCTGGAGATGGGCGGTGCTCGCGATGCGCTCGGCCAGGAGATCAACCGCCAGTGGATGGGCGACTCAAACGGGTCGCTCTGTACGATCAACGCCCAGACGAACGGAACCGCCGTCGTGATCGTGGACGACACGCGGTTCTTGCGCACGGGCGCGCCGATCGTGATCGCCGAAACCGTGACGGGCGGCGATGCCGACACCGGCGAGGACAACACCATTGTTTCTATCGACTCCGGAACGCAGGTGACGCTGGAGGCGAGCGTCACCGCGTCGGCCAACCTGTCGTTCTTCCATCGTCGCGGCTCCGGTACGGCGATTCGGGCCAGCGACATGTTCGGTCTGCAGGCCATCGTCGCCACCACCAATCCCAAGGCGAACAACTTTGGTGGGATCGACCGCACCGCATCCGGGAAGCGTTTCTGGAAGGCGATCGTGATTCACAACAGCGGGACGGCCAAGCCGCTCACGACCCGGCTCATGAAGCAGGGCCTGAACGCCATGGAGCGGCAGGACCGTCGGCCCGGGACCAAGCTCGGGATCGCGACGGATGCGGTCGTGCTCGAATACGGCGTCATGATTATCGCAGACAAGCGATACCCGGCCCAGTTCACCAAGCTGGACGGCGGTTTCGGCGCCCTGGAGTTCTGCGGCGTCCCGATCGTGTCGGACAAGGACGCGCCCCCGGGCCACTTGTTCTGGCTCAACACCGACGACCTGTTCATCGCCGAGCTGAAGGACGTGAGCTTCGAGGACCGGGACGGCGGCATCCTGCGGCACGTGGAGGACGTTCACCAGTTCCAGGCGCTGCTCTACACCATGACGCAGCTTTGTGCACAGCGATGCAATACCCACTGCGTCATCAAGGACATCAAGGAAGACAGCGCGACGCACAACCTCGTGTGATCGTGACGTGAGTGGAGTCCCCAGTATCCCTTGAAAGGGGGCAAACTATGATCCGGGACCAAAACATCGAGTGGGTGCGTCAGCGCGAATTCATCAACGTTACGCAGTTCAACGGCATCCTCGAAACCCTCGTGTCGGCCGCCAGCACGGGCGCGATCGTGGAGATGAGCACCCTTGGCTACATGGGGATGCCGGTTTCGGCGAACGACCAGATTCAGCACGTGATGTCGTTCCCGTCGTACTGGGACATTCATCAGCCCATCGGCGTTCGGGTGGTGTATGTGGCGCTGACGGCCGCCTCCGCCAACGATTCGATCACGTGGGAGGTGAAGTATGATCAGGCCGACGAAAACGAGGCCCTGATCGCGCCCACGACGGCGCTCGATACCCTCATTGCCGCAGATGTCATCACGTCGGCCCAGACGACCGCGGCCGCCATCCTGAAGTCGCCCCGCGGCATCATCGTCGCGGACAAGTTCGACGAGTCCGCGCTGGACGGATTCTTCGGCTTCTACGTCAAGTGCACCGCGATTTCAACGATGGGTAACGACGAGGCCAACCTGCTCGGTGTCGAGTGGGACTACTACCCGCGCTGGACGGTTGGCGGACCCAATACCGACCCGGACGACAGGATCGACTGATGCAGTACGAGGGCGAATACGACTGGGTTGAGTTGCGCCGGGGCGAGCTTCCCGAATCCGCCACCATCATGCGCATCCGACAGGTGGAGGAGTTCGACCCTAAATCCCTGATCGTCTGGAACCCGCGACGAAACAAGTGGTCGCTCTACCGCATCAAGCTTTGCGGGGCGGTCCCGGCCGACGACCTGCTGGTTCACGAATTCGACCTGGACCATTCGCCCGGCCCCTGGGTGGTGGAGGAAATGCGCCGCCGGTGCCCGATCCGGGCCGGCGAGACCTCGATGGACCCCAGGATCGCGGCCCGCCAGTGGCTCAGGAAGCTCAAGGACTTCATGGGCGAACGAAAGCGCGAACAGGACCGGAAATGGTCCGACGCCATGAGGAACTTCAAGACCAATTGGGACACCTACGTCCGGCGTGGCCGCAGGAGTGATGCGTCGTCACGGTTTGGACGACGAAACGCGCCCCCCATGGTCCGGGCCGGATCGGAGCGGATCATCGTCCCGGCAATGACCAAGCCGGCTGCTGGCAATGTCGGAGCTTCCTGAGTGATGTGCGATGCAACTGTCAACCCTCAGAACGCACGTCCATGACCTGATCGGCCAAGACTCCGCTACCGCTACAGATTCGTTTCCCAATGCCCGTGTTGACCGCTGGCTCAACCGGTCCGCCATTCACCTTGCCGAGATTATCGCACAGCACGCGCCTGAAGAGCTGACCAAGACCGGCTCGCTGTCGGTCGTGGCCGGGACTCGGGAATACAATATCGTTGACAGCTTCAGCGACTTCCTCGATCTTCACCTTGTCGAGCGGTCCGTGACGGGCTCCGACGAGCCGGTCCCGATGGTGGTGGACCGGACGTGGCAGCGGGGCGATATCGACATTCCGGATCGGCTCTATCTGCGATCTCACTTTCTGGGGTTCTACGTCACGCCGTCTGAGGCCATGACGCTGACGGTCCACTATCGGCCGGCCATTGCGGCCATGTCGTCCGATACACACGATCTGGCCAGCCTGAGCTTCCAGACCCCCAGGATTCGTGAGGCGTTTGCCAACGCCATCGTCTACCGCACGGCCTACCACCTACTGATGAGCGAAAACAGCGACGCTATGGGCTGGAAACAGGAGTCGGCCGAGGCCGAGCTGGAGATGATCCAGACGCTCAAGAACCGCCGCAAGGGTCCGCACTACATCAACGTGCTGCCCCGCCTCCGGCACGTCGGCGTGAGGGGGTGGCGCTGATGCCAGTTAGTCGATTTGGTGGCCCGTTTCATGGCCTGGCGTCGCAGGTGGACCCGCTCGATCTGGGTCCCGGTTTCGCGTCATCGCTCAGCAACGTCCACATCCAGGACGGCGCGATCCGTCCGCGCCGGGGCTACACGGCCATCAATTCGGAAGTGCCGAGGGGCTTCGTGTTCTCCGACCTGTTCGACAGGGATAACGAGCGGACATCGGTCAGCTACGTACGGGAGATTGCGAACGTCACGCAGGCCGACCCGTGCCAGATAACGACCTCCAACAGCCACGGGCTCGTAACGGGTGACGTGGTTCGGATCGGCCTGATCGCCTCGATGGTGGAGTTGAATAACCAAGCCTACAGCGTCACGTTTGTTGACACAACAAACTTCACGATAGACGTGGACAGCCAGGGCTACACGGCACACGCGGGCAGTGCGGACGGGATTGTCATTGCCCACTCCGATCGCCATGCCCGAGAGTCGATTTTCTGGGGTGCGCTCCACACGGGCTATACCGGAACCGTGGATCACAACCTTCGTGCCGTCGAAATCTGGAACCAGACGATGCGGGGCGGAAACGACCTTCGCACAACCCAGACCCTTCCGGAGCACAAGGCGGTCATGGGCGGCGTGGTCATTCTTGACCCCAATACGGAGGGGGGCAGCGCGGTATCGTTCCAGGCCAACTACGCCGTGGAGTTCCTTCTTCGCAAGTTTGCCGGCTTCCCTGACTATCCGGGCCAGGACGACGTGGCCCTCGGAAACAACTCCGCTCTTCATCCAACCAACGAGGCCGCGACCTCGTGTGACTTCTGCGTGGATCTTCGGGCGGGCAGCCTGATCGGATTCAATCAGTCCACGAACGACACCGACGACGACGCATACGAGATCGCGTTTACCGTTCCGGTCGGGAACGGGACCAACGAGCTTCGGTGGAACGACCTCGTGGTCAATATCTACAAGCGGAGCGGTGGAACGCGAGGGGCGGCGGTCTTTACCTACGCCGGGGATGAGGAGGGTCCGGGCACCGACGAATGGATTCGGGTTCGGCTGGAGGTATACGGAACCAGCACCACGACGATCAAGATTTACGTAGACGACACCGAACTGGTAGATGACGGCAGCGGGGTTCGTTACGCCGACAGCTCAAGTCCGTTCCTAAGTGGATTTACCCGACTCCTTTGGCGGCCAGCGGCCGCTACGGACAACTACGAGGAGTTGGTCCGGCAGGTTCAGATAGGCTGCTTCCGTGGCATGTCTCTCGACGTATCCGGAGACGAAGATGGCACCGAGAGTTCAATGCACATGTTGGCCAAGGGGGTTTCGGCGTCTGGAACAAGCTACCTTCTGGCCGGGGCGGGAAACCAACTTCTAAAAAGGTCTGGATCAACCTTCGAGATTTTGGATCACACCTCTACGGTCCTGAACAGGAGATGTGGAATCGAGTCCGGCGCCTCGACCCTGAGCTACGTTGACGGGAACGACTTCTTCACCATCACGGACGCCGCCGACTCAAACTATCTCGACCTGAGCGACTACAGCTTCTCGGACGGTCATCGCGTGGAGCTGATCTGGGCACACGAAACACAAGCGACCGTCGCCAACGTCGTGTTCGGGATATACGATATCGAGCGCAAGGATGGAGAGAGAATCATCCGCTGCAAGGGTAAGCCGTCCGTGAGCGGTGACCTTACTGCCGTTCCGATTGCGTATCGGATACTACCCGCCTCCAGCGCGGAAGGAATTCCGGGCATAACGCACGAACTGATCACGTCCCGCAACGCGGCCGGCAGCGCTGCATTTGGTCACCATACCTACATTGCCGATGCGGTTAGCCACAAACACCGCATGCTCAAAACCAACGGCCAGAGTGCGTATCTGGTCGGGATGAAGGCTCCGATCCGGGCGCCGGACGTGGCGAACAGCAATCAGGGCATTACGCTGTCGGGCGACTTCAGCTACAAGTACACGTTCTACAATCGGGTGCTCGGCATCGAGTCGTCCGCATCCCCGGAAAGCGCCGAAACCTCGCTGACCACCGGCGCGACCATCACGATCCGGGACGCCTCGGCCGACCTGAACGCGACCCATGTTCGGCTCTACCGACACAAGAGCGGCGGCGCAACGGGCTGGTTCCTGACCGCCACCATTCCGATACAGATAGACGACCTTGGCAGTAAGTATAGCGAGACGGGAGCGATCAGCTTCGATCGGACGTTTTGGGTCCACGACACCATTCCGGACGGGGACGAATCCGACACGATCGAGGCGCCGGAGCTGGAGAACAGCATCCCGCCCACATCGGTGTGCTGTGCCACGCACCTTGACCGAATGTGGTACGTCCCGCAGAGAACAAGCGACGGATCCAAGCTGTACTACAGCGAGTCGGGAAATCCCGACGCGGTTGATCCGACGAGCTTCCTGAGAGTGGGAGAAGCATACGGGGGACGAATCCGGGCCATCATTCCGGGTCAGGCAATGCTGTTGGATTCCGTGATAAAGACCATGCTGATTCTGAAAGACAACTCGGCGTGGCTTATGACCGGCGACAGTCCGTCCAGTGTCCAGATCGATCTGGTTGCGACCGTCGGATGCAGTTCGTACCGCGCGTGGGGCATCGACGAGTTCGGGAGGGTTTATTGGGCCGGTGCGGACGGAGTGTACCGGTGGAGTTCCGCTGGCGGGATCGAAGACCTCAGCTACATGAATCTGCCAACCTATCGCGGATTCAAGACCAGTCATTATCAGTACATGGCGATGGGGATCGACTACGCGGATGGCCTTGTTCTTGTAAATGCCGCATCCCAGACCGCCGGAACGCCGAATCGTCTGTTCGTGATTCATTACCGGAACCCGGCCGTTGAGCACGAATCGGGACACCACATTTACGACTGGAGCGTGTGGGACATTGCGGCCCGGTGTTTTGTATCAGACCACGAATCGGCCGGCGCCGCGAACCTTCCGGCACGCCGAAAACTGATGTTCGTTGACCACGGCAGCGGATTAGTCGCGATATACCGCGGTGACGACGGTACGGCGATGCAGGACGACGGGGAGGATTACTCGTGGTTCTGGAACGGTCCAGACCTGAACCTCGGAACCCGAAGACTCAAGCGATGGAAGTACCTTTCGGCCGAGTTCGAGCAGGATGGTACGGGCGGAGCGATGACCGTCGGATACGTGGAGCCCGACGGCACGGCCCGCGATACCGCGACCAACTCGACGAGCGTTGCGAGCAAAATCGTTCCGGTTCAACGGCGCCTGAAGCACATAGCGCCCCGGTTCGCCGGAAGCGCGGGACACAACACCAGAATCCTCAGTTACGAGGTGGACGCCGAAGTCCTCGGTCGGCGATAAGGAGATCGTCATGGAACACGTGGCATTGATGAGACAGACGAGTGCCGGAGTTGTCTCGACCCTCAACACCCTGAGTGTATCAGCAGGAAACGACAAGTTCGACTCTCCGCACTACGGCCAGAAGCTGAGGATCAGGCACGTGACGGTAAAGTGGGACGCCGCCATCGGCGTTGCCTCCACACATTCCATCACGCTCAACAGTGGCAAGGGCTCCAACTACGACATCGTGCTCTGGACCGAAAGCGTGAACTCTGTTCAGTATTGGGCATGGGGACCGGCGAACTGCGTCGTGGGCAACAGCGAGATCAGTATCGATCTTGTGCTCATGCCCAAGGACGAACAGGGCGGCGCGGACTGCGATGCGCTGGACATATCGGTCGGTTCGGTGACGGGCCGAATTTCCTACATCGCATGCTACTATGAGGTCCTGGACTAAGGGGCGAGGAAATGGCGACCTACAGAGTCACACGAAACGCCGGAACGGCATCGGGCACTCCGCGATACAGTCGGGTAGGGTCCCCGCGCCAAACCACGACCCCTCAGAGGACCGCGACCCCGCGCCCTCCGCCGCTCCCCTCGCCCATCCCCAGCCGGACGATCGGTACGCCGGCGGTTGCGCCGGCCGGAAGGACAAGCGTTCTATCCCCGGCCCAGTCCACCGTTCCGGCGCTACCACAAAACGCCGGAACCGCTTCCGGCACGCCAAACTACAGCTTCGGATCGCCCACGGCGCGCAATGCCGGAACGACTTCCGGTACGCCGGGCTACGGATTCGATCCGGTCACGGGCAGTCCGCTTCTGTCCGGCCCGTTCGATCCCGTGACCGGACGGGCGGCCGGGGTGGGCGAGTTTGGCATCGACCTCCGGCCGCCCGACCCCGTGACCGACCCGTGGGGTGCGGGCCGGGCGGCGGAAGAGGGCGGGCCGGACCAGACCAACGACTACGTCGATACCGCGATCGACACCATTGGCGGCGCGTTGCCGAACGTCGAGTCGATCTTTGACCTGTCTCAGAACATCGGCCAGAACGTCCCGTCTCCAGAAACGACCGGATACTTCTCCGGCGGAATCGAAATTCCGAATTTCGGCAATCTGCCGGCGGTTCAGGCCCTTCAGGGCAGCGTGTTGAATTCGTTGCAGAACCCGGATGTCATCAGCCCGGAGATGCAGGAATCGCTCCGTGGCCAGGCGGTCGATACCATCTTGGGCGGAGTCCGCGATACGCGCCGACAGGTGGCGGACGAGATGGCGCGGCGCGGCATCAGCGATAGCGGTCTCGCGACCGCGGTAGCGCAGAAGGGCTCGCGTCAGGCGACCAAAGACATTCAGCAGGCGGAGCGCGATGTCGCGATCCAGGCCGCGCTGGCAAGGCGGGAATCAGAACTGGCGGCGCAGCAGACCGCCGCCGCCCTGACGGGCCAGCTTGGCCAGATGGGACTTGGCGCAACCAATGCCGAGATCAACAGAGGCCAGCTTGGGCTCCAGGAGTACCTTGGCCGCAGCGGTGTCGAGATGGACGCGGCTCGGCTGGGCCTGGGGGCGGCGCAGCTCGAAACCCATATACTGGGCGCACAGGCCGAGCTTGAGGCCAATCGCGACGTGTTCGTGCCGAATTACATGGACGAGTACACGTACAACACCATGCTGGACCTGATGGACCGGTATCATCAGGACCAGCTAGACGAAGAGGAACGCGGATTCATGTGGTCCATTATCGGCGGCCTTGGCCAGGTGTTTCTGCCGATCCTGGCCGGCGTTGGTTAATGCGGAGGTGTTGGTATGGCGATTCAACGTCAAGACTCGAACCAGTTCGGTCAGTTGCTGGGTCTTCTGTCGAACCTCACGATGGCGTCGGAGCAGGGCCGGCAGCGAAGTGTCGCGACAACCAACCAGGTCCCGTTCGCGCTCGGCAGCAGCTTGGCCGATTCGCTAGAACGCGCCCGCCAGCGGCGGTTCCAGGCCAGCCAGTCCAGTAAGCAGCGCAAGCACGAGCGGACCATGCTCGGCCTTCAGACGGGTACCCAAGCCCTCACGGGCGGCATCACGGGTGGTGTGGCTGGTGGCATGGAGGTCGGGATCGGGGCGTTGCCGGGTGCGGCACTTGGGGCCGGAATTGCGGTGTCGGGAGTCAACCCCGGCGCTTTTAAAGACTACAGCGCGTTTCCCCAAGCGGCCGCAGCGGCGCCGTCCGCCAAGGCCGCGCCGACGGGTTGGTCGTTCGATCCGTCGGCGGTTGAATACACGACCACGGACCCGGGTGGTACATACAAATCCGCCGGCGCGGCCAAGGCCGCCAACGATAGCGTGCTTGTGACGCCGAAGGACATCGGGTCCGCTACGGAACGATTGAAAAAGATCGGCGCCGCGAAGTGGCAATCTGGCGACCGGGAGGGCGCGTTCGAGATCGCGCGCGCGATCGCGGAAGGAAGGGTGGGGTGATGGGAGCTTTGTCGGCCGGCCCTTCAGATTTGGCAAGGTTTTTGGGCACCAACACCTCTGCCCGCGCCACTACTCAGCCCGCGCCAAAGGCGCTCACGGAAGAGGAGGTCAGACGAATCCTGGACATTCCGCTTGGTGCCGTAGAGGCCGGTCCGCCAACCAGCATGAGCCGGAACGAGATGCTGGGCATATCGGGCCGCTATAGTCCGGCCCTTGCGCCGCCGCCCAGTCCGGTGCCGGCCTCGATCATATCGCCCACGCAGGGGGGTGCTCCGGCGGTGGATTACGGCATGTTCGAGCAGGCGATGGCGCCCGCCCCGGACCGAGATCGCATGTTCCTCGATTCGCTGGAGTCTCGACAGCCCCCCATCCCTCCCGTTCCGGCCAGCAGTATGGCCGTTACGCCGATCGCCGGGCCACAGGAGTCCGGCAGTGCGTTAATCGACGAACAGGCCGGTGAGCCGTCCGATCGAATCTCGGCCGCGCTTCTGGAGTTTGATCGGGCACGGGACAACCTCGCGACCGCCGCCCGTGAGGCGCCGGTCCAGGAGGGTCGCGCTCGTGGCGACGACATGTTCAAGGTCATTCTGGACAAGATGCAGAAGCGCGGCGGGAAAGATGAGCCGCGGTCCATGCTGGAAAACCTGTTGGACAATCGGCAGGGCAAGCTGCCGGTCATGATGGGCAGCGGCGGGCTCCAGATGGCCCTGGCACTGATGGACGACCACTCGAAGGTTATGGCCGAGCGCGGGGACGATTGGGAGGACGTGCTGGAGGTCGTGGGCGCCCAGACACGAGCCCGAAACGCCGAGGCCATGATGCGAAACGCCGAGAGCAACGAGCAATCTCTTCTGATGGAAGAGAGAGAGCGCCCGTTACGAGAGGCGGAGCGGCGCATGGGGTTCGAGCTTCGGGCCGAGGAGCTTCGCCAACGGATGTCACCCGAGGGCCAATCGCGAGATGAAAAGGCGACTCTTCGGAGAGACCGGATACAGGCCAATCGGAATGAGGCCCGTGCCTATCGTGCGCTTGCGGCCGACACGAACAAGGTAATCGTTGCCCTCAACAACAATCTCGGCAGTCTCATCCTCAGCGAAGCGCCGGACGCCGAAATCAACAGGACCAAAAGCGCTCTCGAAAAGGCGGAAAAACTGCAACGCACCAGAATTGCGATGGCGGACTATATGCAGACCTACGCCGAGGATCTGGCCGATCTTCCGGTTGAAGAGCGCATAAAGAGGATGCGGCGGGCAGCCAAAAATGCGGATCAGGCGGGAAAACAAGGCGGTGCGCGGTTACCCAAATCCACAGTGGACAAACCACTTCCGCCGCCGGACTCGCCAGACAAGCTCGAAGACGGAGAGTATTATTCCCTGCCAGATAAAACGGTCGGCAGGTGGAACGCCAAAGAGCAAGGGTTCGAGTAGTGCCTAACGGGACGAGCGTCACCGACCAGTTTCTTCAGGATATGCTGGCCCCGCCGCAGGCGGGAGCGGTTGAGGATGACGTGCGGCCCGCACGAAAGCTTCGGTCGTGGGATGAGGTGATGTCGTCCAGGGCTACTGTCGCGCCCGAACAACCAACCAAGCGCCTCAGAAGCTGGGACGAGGTTCGGTCCGCCAAGCCCCCTGTCGAGCGACTGGACGACCTGCGCCGCCGGCAGGCCGAGGAGGACATCCTCTCCAGTCAGGCCGAACTCGACACCTACGCCCGCCTGGAGGGTCTGTCGAAAGAGCAGGTGACGCCCAAGTATCGTCAGAAGCTCCTGGACCTCGAGCGCAAGAAGTACGGGCTATCGCCCAATGCGGTTTTGCGCGCGCCCCGAACGGTGGACGAGGTGCTGGCGGGCGCGGTGCGGGAGGAGAGTATCCCGTTCCATGGCGCATGGGCGACCGCGGCCAAGACCTGGGACGTTTGGCGAGCCGCGGAGCGGGCCAAGGACGGACGGGCCAGCGCCGAGGATTTGGAACGGCTGGCCGATTTCCAGCGCGATATGGCGAACCAGGCTCGCGGAACGACATGGGGCGGCGGAACAGCCCGGATCGTGACCGAGACGGTTCCGTTCGCCGGCGAGTTCCTTGCATCGGGCGGCATGGCGTCACTGGTGCGTAAGGGCGTGTCCTCGGTAGCCCGCAAGGCGGCGGCCAGGGCGGTCCAGAAGTCGCTATCCAGGGTAGCGGGCGCAAGGGCCGCGACTACCCTGACCCGCCTTGGTGCCGACACGATCGCCCGCCTGCCAGCCTTCAGCCCCCGGATCGCACGCGACACCGTTGCGCGCATGATGCCGGACTACCGGTTCGACCGCAACGATGAAGGGTCGCTCAAGGCGTTCGTCGCAAGCCCGGGCCAGGATTTCATCGCCGCCCTTCGGGACGCCACGCTCGACACGACCTTCGAGGTTTTGGGGGAGGGGAGCGGCGGGGCGCTGAGGCGTGGCGGACGGGCCGTGGCGAAGATCGCAAGCAAGGTTCCGGGCGCCGAAACCGTGACGGTCCCGCTGGGTCGCGCCCGTGCGGCCCTGGCCGGCGCCTGGATGGCGGACGGCGGGAGATCGTTCAGGCAGTTCATGCGGCATCTGGAGAAGGCGGGCTACCACGGCATCCTGGAGGAGATTGGCGAGGAGCGGGTGTCGGACGTGTTGCGCATGACGGCCGCGGCGGCAGGAGCGGAGCTGGAGGGCGGCCTGCCAACCTTCTCGGAGCTTGGTCAGGAGGCGGCGGCGTTCGCCGTTCCGATCGTGGGCGGTCAGGCGGTCACGGCAGGATTGGGTCGGCTCGGGCGGACACCACCGCCTGTCCGGCCGGGCACGGAGGCCCCCCCCGCCCCGGTTGGCCAGCCCGTCGCGATTGAGCCGCCGCCGCTCGTTGAGCCGGTCCATCCTGGATCACTGGGCCCGCAGGGCGAGACCGGTACGCTGACGCCGGAGCAACAGCAGCGGACCCAGGAGGACCTGGCCGAGTCTGGGCGGTTCGGTAGTCGCGGCGGGCCAAGGCCCCCCGGAGAGCCGCCCATCATCGAATCCCAGGCGCCGACCGTCGAGGCGCCGCCAATCCCTACCCCCACACAGGAGATCGGTCGTGCCGTACAAGAGCAAAAAGCAGAAGCGGTTCATGAAGGGCTGCGAGCACAACCCCGACAAGATGCAGGGAAAGTGCCCGGACAAGAAGACGTTGGACAAGTTCCACAAGCACCGGGTCAGCAAGAAGAAGCGAGGGTAGGCAAGCGTCCATGGGAGATGACGAAGGATGAGTTCGTCCAGGCCGCAACGCTTCAGAAAACCGGAAAGGACATGCGCGTTCGAATGCCGACAGGCGAGACAGTTCTTTCTGTTGGATCACGATCGAAACAGAAGGCGTTAAGCGATGCTCGCCAAGTGATGGTCAAGCAGGCTGTCCGCGCGGGTAAGCCTGTCCCGCTCGACGTGCTGGCCGACTACCCCGACCTGAAGCCCAAGGCACCCAAGCCGCGCCGGCCGTCCCGAAAAGGAATAAAGCAGGCGGAGCAGAGGGTTCTGGATATCCACGAAAGGTTGCGAGGGGTTATCAGCGGCGAAGACGTTGGCGAGTCGATTGCGGGTGAGGGCGAAGTCGAGGAATTCCAGCGCCTTAACGAGCCGACATCTGGCTTTAGCTTCAAAGACACGAAAGAGGGCCGGTCAGCGGCTCGTGAGCTTCGCGAAAGATTGCCCAAGAATCTTCAGATGAACGTCAAGGTCGTTCGGAAAAGCGATCCGAGATGGAATAGCGCTTCCGGGTCGGATGTCATGTCCGAGATCGGGACGGACCGCATGGCAGAGCGGATCATCCGATTCCACGATGACGGCAAAAAGCGAACGATCGACCGGACAATGGAGTTCGCCCGCAAGAATCCAGGTGCATTCACTCCGCAGGAGTTGTATGACCTTCAGCATTACCATGCCGTGAGTTCATCGCCCGAGGGAAGTCAGTTGGCCAAGGGAAAGAATCCCGAGGTCGTGCCGACCGGAATGCTGGACGTGGGGGAGCAGTTTACCGTTGCGGGCGAGCCCTACAGTGTCACAGATGTTGACCAGGATGGCGGAACGGTTCGGGTCGAGGACGGCTTGACGTTCGATCTTCCGCTCGGAAGCGAGCTGGCGATCGACGAGGGTTCGCTAAAGACTCCGCCGGAGCCAGCCGAGGTGCCGCCCGCCGCCCCCGGGGTTCCGCCCGCCGGCCTGTTCGGCCAGAAGGTGACGGAGCCGCTGACGGGCGAGCAGACCGATTTCGAGTTCGGCGCCAACATCAAGGGCGAAAAGGTTACGGAATCGGGCGTCATTACGAAAGAGGGATTGCTTCGTCCCGACATCGACAAGGCCGCCCAGAAGCGGATGGAAGCCGAGCTGAAGAGGACTGGACAGCGGACGTTAACGCCGCCGCCGCCGCCTGTCCAGAACGCACCGCCGGAAATCGCGGGTGAACTTCCGCCCAAGTCCCAGGGACCTGTAAAGCCTATCAGCAACCACGAAATCATCGCCAACATGCAGCGCCGGTTCAGGGTCCCGATCCGCACCGGAAAGATGCGCGGGCCGATGGCCGGGAAGTTCAAGGTCAGGCCGGAGGTGGTGCGGCGAAAGAGCGAGTTCGGCGGCGATCTCGGCGTCACGACTCACGAGGTGGCGCACAAGATCGACAAGGGCACGCAGGCGGTTGCGCTCGCGCCCTCGACCGTCCAGTCCGAACTATCGGACCTGGACTACGACCAGGAACAGATGCGGCCCGACGAAGGGTTCGCGGAGTTCGTCCGGTTCTTCCTGACCCACGACGACGCCGCCATCAGGGCGCCCCGGACCTACCGCTGGTTCACCCAGACGTGGATGAAAAAACACCCGGAACTCGCCGACGGGCTTCAGAAGACGAAGGCCGAGATCGACCAATATCGGGCGCCGGGCGTCGAGGGCGCGCGCGCGAGGTTGCGGGCTGCCCGAAGCGAGACCGGAACGGCCTATCCCCTTGAGGGCCGGTCCGAGCGCATGGGTCGCCTGTTTCGGAAGGTCCGGCAGGTGGCGGATGACCGGCTTGTCGAGCTGGAGTGGGCACAGAACCTGATCGAGGAGAAGCGTGGCACGCCCCTTCCGCCAAAGCAGCGGTTCTACGACATGGCCCGCCGGCTGTTCGGCGCCGTCCGGTCCCGTGCGGAGCAGGCGTATCGCTACGGCGTCCACAGTCTGGTGGACGACCGCAAGATGTCGGACGGGATCGTGGAGGCCGTGCGGAAGATCGGACCCATCACGGAGGCCAACGTCGCGGACCTGACGGACTTCATGATGGCCCGTCACGGGATCGAGACGTGGGGTTTCGTCGATAAGAGCGGAACTGCGAGGCCCAAGAACCCCGGATTCTCCTTGCCGGATGCCCAGCGCGTGTACGATGCCCTGCGGGACCGGCCCGGATTCGTTGAGGCGGCGGACGCCATAACGGAATGGAACAACGCACTGGTGCGGATGTACGCCGAAGTGGGGGGGCTCAGCGAGGAGTCGGCCCAGGCGATGATCGACACCTATCCGGCCTACGTGCCGATGTTCCGGGTGTTGGAGGAGTACCGGTCCGGCAAGCGCCGCGGGGGCGGGCTGTTGGACCGCAGCAAGGCGTTCTTCGGTATGAAGGGCAGCCCTCGCCAGGTGGTGGACGTGATGGTGGCGATGTACACCCAGGCCGAACGGGTATACGCCAAGGCGACCGCCAACGTCGTGCGAAACGCACTTATCGACGCATCCAGAAGTGTCGATGGGATGGGGTGGCTGGTCGAAGGGCCGCTCCCGACCCCCATCAAGCGCCAGACCGTCACGCTCGAACGGATAGCCCAGCAGTTGGAGGATGCCGGGATCGACATCGAGCAGGCCGATATGGACCAGGTCCTGGAGTTCTTCACCCCCACCGAATACGTCCGCGACGGGACGCCCATGCTGGCCCGGTGGAAGGACGGCAAGCAGGAGTGGTACGAGATCGACCCGGACATCTACCTGTCGGCTAGTGGCCAGAACGCCATCACGTTGCCGATCTGGCTCGAAACCATCCTGAAGCCGGCCGCGAAGATGACGCAGGCGGTCAAGCTGGGGGCGGTCGGGCTCAAGGCGTCGTTCGGCCTGTACCGGAACCTCGTGCGAGACGTTCCACACTCCATGATCCAGACCGAGGGCGGTAGTATGCTGGGCGCGCTCGGCCGGATCATGTACGGGACGTACCTGAACGCGAAATGGACGATCGGGGAACTGCGGGGCAAGCCGGAGGACCAGCTACAGCAATTCTGGAAACGGTGGGGCGGCGAGTTCGCCTCCTACTTCGGACGCGACCCCAAGTCGTCCTACCGGCAGGTCCGGCAGATTCTCCAGGGCGCCGAGGGCCGGAGCCTGTGGAACGTGCTGTCCACGCCGCTCGACACGATCCAGTCCATCGTGGCGATTCCGGAAGGCGGACCGAGAATCGGAGAGATGCTGGAGGTCATGCGCCAGCAGGGCGTCACCGAGGAAGACATCCGGCAGGGCAGGCCCGTCCCGCTCGGCAAGATTGTCCAGGCTTTCATGGCCGGAAGTGAGAACACGATCGACTTCCTGCGTGGCGGTTCGCTGACGATGTTCCTGAACAAGTACGCGGCCTTCTCGCAGGTCGCGGTCCAGGCGCCGATTCAGGCCCTTCGGAAAAGCGGCGTCATGAGGGGCGATAAGAAGCGCATGGTTCGGACGTTCGTGAGGGCCGGAACCCTCCTGACGATCCCGACACTCGTCTACTGGTGGCACGTCAAGGACGAGGACTGGTACCGCGAGTTGCCCGCGTGGCGGAAGTTCCTGGCCTGGAATTTACGGGTCGGCAACACCACGATCTCCATCCCCCGCCCGTTCGAGTACGGATGGCTGTTCTCGGCCCTCCCGGAAATGCTCGTGGACGCATGGTATCGGAAGGAGCCCCAGACGGTCGCGGATGGGTTCGGTCAGTTCCTCAAGACCCAGGTTCCGCACTGGACTGACTTCGTTCCGGACGCCGGCCTTCTGCCGCTGGAACTGAAGATGAACTACGACCTCTGGCGAGATCAGCCCATCGTGGACGATCGGCTTCGTGAGACGCGCATGCCGCAGGACCAATTCTACCAGTACAACACGCTGGCCTCGCGCTACATCGGTCAGCTCATTCACAAGTCGCCGGCCGCCATCGACCACGCCATCCGCAACGCGACGGGCGGAATGGGTATCGACATACTGAGGGCTTTTGAGCCGATCACAAAGGGCAGCCCGGAGATCATGGAGCGCGTCAAGCGCGTACTGGGTTTCTCGTCGGTGGGCCAGACCATCGGGCGGGGTGTGTCGCTTGACAACTTCTACGGCGAGCTGGGGCGATTGCAGCAGAAAAAGGGGAGCCTGAAGACCGCCGGGTCGGAAGATAGTGCGGTCACGAAGGCGCTTTACAGGATGGAGTGGACGGCCGACATCTTGTCCGAGGTTCGGGATGTTGTGCGGGCCATGCCGAACCGCCAGGACCAACTCAGGGAGGAGCGGTACCTGACCGGCCTGTCCCGGTTCGGGTTGGGCAAGGAAGAGTTGCCCGAGTTTCCCAACATCCTGACCGACGACCGGTTGTCCGAGCCGTTGCGGAATATTCGCGACCAGCATCTTCAGCGCAAGGCGTTCGCGGCGGCCCAGAACCCCGCCTCCGAAAATGTGGATACCAGGATCAATAAACAGGAATCCATCCGTCGCTCCCGCGAGATTCTGGACGAACTGGATATCGACAACCGAGAGCGTAGACTATTGTTGACTCGCGAGTACCGCCGGCGGGGCTACAAGACGGATATGATCGACGACAACGGAAACCTCACGAGTTTCGGGTCGGCACTGAGGCGGCTATACCGACGGCAGATGTTAAAGGAGTAGCGGCGATGCGATGGATTGTGTGCATTCTTGCCTGCCTGTCCCTCGCCCTTCCGGCCCATGCCGCGATCGACGTGTGGACATTTGCGGACGCGACGGACGGGCTGTCGGCGAACGACGGGCGGGCGAGCGTGAAGCTGTCGGGTGCGGTCACGGGCGCCGCGTTCGACTATATTTTCGCCACCGAGCCCGCCAGTGCGTTTCTGACTAAGAGCGGCGATCCTTTTACGGGGGTGGCGGTAGGAGACTACCTGTTCATATCTTGGGACACCGGCGCCCCCAAGGCGGGTCTCTACAAGGTGGTGACGTATACGGACGCCAGCAACATGGCGGTGGAATACGTTATTGGGGACGAGGTTAACGACAACTACACGGACGCATCCATTTCTGCCACCTCCGGCCCCGAGAACACGGTCGCGAACGCAATCGCGTCGGGCATTGCAGCCACAACCTCGAACGAGGTGATGGTCAAGCTCACGCCCGAGGCGCATGTGTCGGCGGGGCTCACAGTAAACAGCACGGGCGACACCGACACGGTGACGCTGGACACGTTGGGCGAGGGGCTGGCGGTATTCGACCGGAGCGGCACAAGCGGCGACTGCATCTCAATGGGGACCGCGAACCTCATCCTGCAGGACATCGACGTGCGCAACAGTGGTGGCGGGACAGACATCATCGACGGGGGCCGATCGAACAGCGGCGGGAACCTGACGATCGAATCCGCGACCTTGACCCCGAGCGACTCGGTCACGCGGTGCATCCACTGGTATCCCGATGCCGTTACCGACACCGCCGACCTGGTGATCAGCGGCGGAACGATCGGCATTGCCGACTACGATCTGGCGTGGGCACTGGACGCGAACGGATCTTCGGCGGGCGCGTTTCGTAGCCCAACCCAAACCGTCACCATCACCGGGGGGACGTTCTATTGCGACTCAAACGGCTCTTCGGCGGAGGCGGGTATCCGATTGCAGGACATGGGCGATGCGGCCATCTCGGGGGCGACGGTGACGGCCGTAAACCAGTGCATCATGCTAAACGGGCTACTGAACAAGGTTTCCATCACCGACAGCACACTGAACCTGATTGATGAGGACACCACCAACCCAAGTGCTTCCATGTATTGCCTCGGGATGGGGACCGGATTCACGGGCGCTGAGACGATTTACGTTGTTGGAAACAGACTGAACGCCACCCACACAGACGCGACGGGCAATAAGGGTGGCCTCTACTTTCAATCGAACGGCGCAACCCGAAACGCCAGAGGCTATATTCTGAACAACGTCGTGACTGTAGATGTCAGCGGAAGCCCGGCCAGCTACGGCATTGCTCTTGGGGGTGAGGGTGAGCAAGTGGCGGCGGGCAGTCGCGAGTTCCAGGGTTGGGTTATCTCGGGCAACACTGTCACGTTCGCCGATGACGCATCGCACGGCATTGCGTTACTGGAGGGGACTTACGGGTGCCTGATTCAAAACAACGAATCGTACAACGGCGATTATGGGAGTCTGATCGACAAGGGCGAGGGCAACACCTGGATTGGGAACATGGCAACCGCCACGAATTGTTGCATGCTCATCAAAGGGGCGAAGGGTTGCAAGTTCTACGGCAATAGCCTGTACGGAAACGGCGACGAAGAGACGATCCAGTTCACCTATAACAACAACAACCAATCCAGCACGCACGACGGGTCCGCTACTGACTTCTTTTTTCACGGCGGGACCTACACGGACTCGACCAAGACCATCACTACGGGGGCGGCCGCGTTCACGAATTACAGGCTATCCCCGGGCGACCAGATTTACATCACGGCTCCGGCCGGCAACGCCGGAATCTACGATATCTGTACCAACGCCGACACGAGCACGATTACTCTGTGCCAGTCGGCCGGGGCAGACGCGATCGGAACACTGGAGGCTCACGAGTACGTCTACTCCCGGGGGTACGAGATTATCGGAAACATCATTGACGCATCGGGCGGGGCGACGCTGGCAATCGGGTTCGCCGGGCCGTCTAAAGACAGCGTGACACAGTTTACGGGCGGCATCTGCGACTGGAACGTGTATGTGTCTGGCTCGGCCGGAATAGCGAACTTCGGAACAGACGAATCGGCACCCGACTACACTACGCTGGCCACACTACAGGCGGCGTGGACGACGTATTTGTCCGACCCTGACGCACTGGCGTGGCAAGCCGGCAACGACGCCAACAGCATCGTGCTGACGGCGAGCCCGTTCGTCGATCCCGAGAACGGGGTGTTCACGCTGACCCCGGTCGCCAGACGAGAGATTGGCAAGATGACCAACAGAACAAACGCACCTGCGAACATTGGCTCAACACCAAGCACCAGAACAAGGTTTATTCTCATTCCATGACAACGAGGAATGCGATACAATGGGTCGGTTGGCCCGTGCGTGGGCGAGAACAATTCTCAAAACAGGAGAATGATCATGATCGGAATCGAACAGTTGGTTACGCTGGGTGTGCAGGTTGCGGCCGCGTGGCTGCTGTCGAATGGCTGCACGGCCTCTCAGTCGTTGGTCGGCGGCGCCATTGGGCTGTTGGGAGGGTGAGGCGATGAAACGACTTGCGGTCACGTTTTGTGCGGTGTTGGTAGCGGGCTGCGGCGTGGCCGACCCGACTACGCGCTTCACCGTCTCGCCCCTCACGGGCGAGATCACGTTCGAGGACAAGAAAGACAACACGATCGACGTGCAGAACTTCGTGTACAACCCGGACACGCGCGCGATCAGCTTCGACTCGCTTACGGTCCAGAACACCGCCAGTACGGTCAGGATCGCCAACGTCGAGCAGTTACAGGCGGTGGCGGATCAGATGCGGACCGTGGGCGAGAACTTCGAGCGCACATTCAATGCGTTCTCGAACGTCGTCAGTGCGGCCGCCCCTGCGTTCGGGGGCGGTGGGGGCGGTGGCGCAGCCCCCACCGTCACCCGGGCCGAGATCGAGGCGATCATCCGGGACGTGCTGGAGGGCTGGCGCGTCGAGCCGCCGGAGTAGCGTACGTTTCTCCTCTCCCCACCGGTCGGCGGGGCCTCACCAACCCCGCCGGCCGGCCTATAGGAGCCCGGGGATGAACGGAACATGGAAACTCGTCGGCAGTCTCGCGATCCTGCTTGGGTTCGTCGTGCTGGCGTGGGTGTTTCTGCTGCCGGTGGTAGGATGCTCGTACGGCCGCATGGTGGAGATACGAGAAGTGAAGCTCGTCATCGAGCGGGTTGTGATAGCCGAGCTGCACGCGAGCACCAGCCAGCCGGCCGGCGGATCGGAGTGGCAGATCACGACCGAACCCGAGTACACACTGGAGATTCCCCATGAGTAGCCTGATTGGATTTCTCAAGTCGTTGTTCGCCAACCACAAAACGGAGATGGGCATGATCGCGGCCGGCGTGCTTATGTTTGTCGGCCGACAGGGATGGCTCGACGACGGAACACGCGATCTGCTGTTATCGGCTGTCGCGTTGTGGACGGGGGTGGCGGTTACGCGGACCAAGGCCAAAAATGCCGTGGCGATCGATAACGCGGCACAGGGAATCTCGGGGAAAGAGACATGAGCGACGAAGCCGCGAAAGGCGTCAAGGGAGTGTACGTCCTTCTGCTGTCGATCCTGTTCACGGTGTCGATGAGCGCAATATCGTACATCGGATTCCTCATGGTCGGCCGGATGGACGACATCGACACCCGCGTGCGCGAGTACATCGTTCAGCAGACCCAGACCGACCGACTCCAATGGGAGCGCATCACTGCGCACGTTGGACCGGACGAGACGCGCAATGCAGTTCAGGAGCAGCGCATCCTTACGGCGGAGAACCAGTTAAATCGGCTTAACAGCAACGCCGAATCGACCTCGAAAGCCGTCCAGGACATCAGCACAAACATCAAGATCATGGGGCGAGACATCCAGGCCATGACGAAGGCGATCGGGTCCGTTGAGTAGGCAGCCGACATTTTTCTCAAGATTTCTCTTGACGAATCCGAAAACGTGCAGTAGAGTTTGACCAGAATGATCGCTCTGGCTCACAACCGAAACCGTATCTGACCCTTCACTCGCCAGAGCGAAGGTCATTCTGCGCTCGGGGCTTCGGCCCCGGCGCGCGCATTGACCCCTGCGAGGCCGACTGCCGACGGTCGGCCTGACCGCGGCGGCGCCAGCTCTATGGCGCCGCCGCACCGATGCGGGCGGAGCGCTGGTTGCGCCGGCGGCTCTTATAAGGCCGCTGTGCTCGGTTCGATTCCGAGGCCCGCTATAGGACGCAACCTGACTCGGCGGCGGCAGTGCCC